GCCATTGAAAAAGCAAAAAAGCAATCAGAGGGAAATGCACAGGATGCAATAATTGTTCCATTCAAGGAGGCGAACATGATCCTTGCCCTGCTGAAAGAGCAGGAAGCGGTACCGGTTGTACAGCGCGAAGTTATGCATATGCTTGTCTGGTGTTGCGGTTCGTGTGGAGTCGCTATAACAGATGGAGATAAGTTCTGCAGGATGTGTGGAAAGGAGGTGAAGTGGAATGCCTGACCGTGAGAAGGTCATCAAAGGGTTGGAAGAATGTGCAGGGAATGGTAGTTGTACGAAATGTCAGTACGCGAAAGAAAAACAAGCATTGACTTGTAAAAAATTGCTTGATGATGCGTTAGAACTGATAAAAAGTGAAAGAGTTATTCATACAGAACATGCTTTGTATATAGTGCATGAAAGACATGATGGAGAGCAAAATGTTTGAAGGTGGTGAAGTGGATGGATGACCGGGAAAGAATTATGAAAGGGCTGAAATATTGCTCCGATGGCTGCTCGGAGAACTGCCCATACTTTGAGGTTGATGGATGCGACCAACTGCTGGCAGGGGAAGCGCTGGAACTACTGAAAGAGCAGGCCAAGGCAAATGCGCTTGAGGCGGAAAGGCTGAAGGCCCTTGAAGAGGCTCACGATGAGGTCGTGAACTTAGCAGATGATCTGCTGGCCACGGCCAAGGAGTACAAGATGCTCTACGAGAGAGCGAGCCATGCGGACGGCCAGAAAAGCCCGGATCAAACCCTGGAAGAAACCCGCAAGGAGTGTCTCACCATGATCCAGGAAGCCTGCACCATGGCCGGACGCCTCCAATGGTACTACATCCACTACGGAGAAATCGACTTCGCCTATCATCACGGGCTGATCACCCATGATCGCCACCGGGAGCTGGTCAGCGAATGGGAAACTAACCAGCCCAGGCAGACGGCCAACTGGCAGGAATAGGAGACAGAAAATGCCGAAGACAGCAGATCAAAAGATCGCCCTGATGCACCAGAGGTACGGAGTCTTTCCCGGGGCGAAATGCAAAAGCTGCGACCATCTGATCGCCCATGTAAACGGGGACTGCAGCCGCACCTGGTACAAATGCGCCATGTACGGCACCAGCAGCGGCCCAGGCACGGACTGGTGGGCCGGAAATCCGGCCTGCGGGGCGATCGCCATCACAGAGCAGGAAGCAAAGGAAAAGCACCTCTACGGAGAGGTCTACCGCATCAACAAGGGACTGCAGAGCAAAGTCCGGGAAGAGATCCCCGGGCAGCTGGCAATCGAGATTTGAGGAGGAAAAAGCATGGAATCGGAATGGCTGGATGAAATCACCGTGGACGGCAAAATCTACATCGACAAGCGGCAGCTCATGGCCCTGATCCGGGAGGAGAAGCAGAAGAATCTGCAGGGCACCGAAAAGGGCTACATTCGCAAGGAAGAGGGCCAGAGGATCGCGGCCATGCTGGCTCTCAACCATCTGGCCGCCATCATCAACAAAAAATACTACGATACGGTGGTGCATCCCCGGATCAACAGCCACCTGATCGTCACCACCGGCCCGGAATGCTTTCTCTACTTCAAGGGCTGGTGCTATCACGTACCCGGCCGGGAAGGAAAGCCAACCCCCACCTTCAGCGAGGATCCAAACGATGCGGTCACATTTGCGGATCTGGATCAATGCGAATGCACTGCCAGCAGCATCACAAGAGAGTTTCCGCAGACAAAGGTCAACCACTGCTGCGCAAACTTCCCCTGGCAGAAATACGGTCTGCGAAACATGCACGCCATGTACGGATGGCCCAAGGGCAAAGACCCGGATGAGGTGCTGGAGCGGGAAATGTTTTATACCAAGGTTCTCAGTTGAGAGGAGGCAAATCCATGACGCAGAAGCAGAGGATCCTTGCCTATATGCGGGATCACGGATCTATCACCCCCATGGACGCATTTCAGGAACTTGGCATCACCAAGCTGGCCACCCGCATCAGCGAGATGCGCGACACGGGCCAGCGCATCAGCCGCAGCATGGAGACGGCCCGGAACCGATATGGAGAGGTGGTGCGCTACATGCGCTACCGCCTCGCGGAGTAAGCAACAGAAGGAGCGAGAATGAAACAGCTGAGAATTCGCGGGGCCAGTCTCCGCATAGAGATGCAGGACGGAGAGACGCAGGAGCAGGCGGAGGATCGTCTGCTTGACACGCTGGAAGAGCACGGAATCACATGCTATTCATGGGACGGCTCAGAAGTTGAGGACGAGTAATACGTGGACGAAGGAGGATAAGATGTACGCAATAATCGGTTTTATTGTCGGGCTATGTCTATATCGTCTGGTTGTCGTTCCAATCATTAGGGAAAGCAACCGGAAGAAGTGCAAACAAGAAGGCTTAGTACCGTGGGATTTCTAACTTAAAACGGACTTTATCATAGACATTTCCATCATGCGCCAGAGCTGGCTACAGGCCAGCGGGTGGGGGTTCTTTTCGCGGGATTGTCCGCCCCGGCCTGACCTCCTGCACAACTGGCGGCCCGCAAATTGACATTTGACGCCGGGGAAACAGGCTCAAGGAGGTCGGCGCATGATTTTTCTGAATTTTGACACTTTTTTACTTTCCAGCGCAAGGAGTGAGGTGACACAATGGACGCACGGGGACTGATTACGGCGGCCGACCGGATCGCCAGAGAGCAGGGGCTGACGCAGGCGGAGTGGTGCAGGCAGGCAGGCTTTGACCAGTTCGGGAAGCTCGTCAGCAACACCTTCAAACGCGGCAACTGCAAGCTGTCTGTCCTGGCGCAGCTGCTCAAGCCGCTGGGCTATGAGTTGCAGATCGTAAAGCAGGAGGATGCAAACAGATGATGTGGGCCAAGAAGAAGATCCTTACCCCGGAACAGGTCAAGGCTCTGCCTGTCGGCACAGAGGTGCATCTGGAGGGGCGGAACAGGTACGGTGAGCTGACATGGTTGGAGGGCCGGGTGCAGCAGGGCTACAAAGGCAAGGTCTTCGTCTACCATGACCACAGCTGGAACCGGGAAATCAAATCCATCCGGGCGTATCCGGGTAAAGAATGGACGGTGCAGGCATGAGCGATATCAAGATGGTGAGCGAGGTAGTATACCTGAGACCGGATCAGCTGGTCCCCTATGAGCGTAATGCCCGGCAGCATACGCCTACGGACATAGAGCAGATCAAGACAAGTATCCTGCGGGTCGGGTTTGATGATCCGATTGGGATCTGGGGAGAGCACAATATCGTGGTCGAGGGTCATGGGAGGCTGATCGCGGCCAAGGAGCTGCATCTGGATCGTGTGCCGTGCGTAAGACTCGACTACCTGACGGATGCCCAGCGGCGTGATTACGCGATCCGGCACAACCGTACGCAGGAACTGTCCTCCTGGGATTTTGACAAGCTGGAGGAAGAGATTGCGGCCCTGATGATCGCCGGAGTGGATATGAGCGACACGAAATTCGCCCTGGAAGCCCTGGCGAAAGAGGACCCTGCGCAGGAATTTGAGCAGGCGCAGAAGGAGAAGAACCACGTCTGTCCGAGATGCGGGCACACATGGTCAAGGGAGGATGACTGATGGAAGAACTGAAGATCGTCAAGATCCCGATTGATCAGCTGACCCCATACGATAAAAATACCAGAAAGCACACCCAGAAGGACATTGACCAGATCAAGGAAGCGATTCTGACGGACGGATTCAATGATCCGATTGGTATCTGGGGTGATAAGAATGTGATCGTGGAAGGCCACGGGCGGCTGGCTGCCTGCAAACAGCTCGGATTTACAGAAGTGCCATGCATCCGGCTGGATCATCTGACGGATGAGCAGCGCAAAGAGTATGCAATCAGGCACAACCGGTCGGCCGAGTTTTCGACATGGGACTTCAAGCTGCTCGCGGAAGAGATACAGACGCTGGAAGAAGAAGGTATGGATCTGAGCGGGCTGGATTTCCGTCTGGACAGGGACAATGAGGAATACATCCCGCCGGAAGGAAGCGGAGCCATCGAATACGGAGAGGAGGTGTTCGGGGATGACAGATTCCAGTGCGAATGCCCGGTCTGTGGGTTCCGGTTCAACGAAAAGTGAGCATCGTTTTCCATGGAAGTGGTATCTGAAGGATCTGGATAAGGTGCAGAAACACAAGCACAGGGTGTTTTCCTGCTTCAGCTGCGGCGGCGGTTCTTCGATGGGCTACAAGCTCGCCGGTTATGATGTGATCGGCTGCTGCGAGATTGACGAGCGGGTGCTGAATGTTTACCGGAAGAATCTGCATCCGGCGCATCCGTATCACATGGATGTCCGGGATTTCCTGAAAATGCTGGATGCCGGTATCCCGGAGGAACTGAAGGATCTGGACGTGCTGGACGGTTCCCCGCCGTGTTCTGTTTTCAGCACCGCAGGCGAGCGGGAGAAGGGCTGGAACAAGGAAAAGGTATTCCGGGAAGGACAGGCCCGGCAGAAGCTGGATGATCTGTTTTTCTGGTTTATTCGGATCGCGGAGAAACTGCAGCCCAAGATCGTCATCGCGGAGAATGTCAGCGGGCTGATCAAGGGCAATGCAAAGGGATACGTCAATGAGATCTTCAAGGCTTTCAGGGACGCAGGGTATGAGCCGCAGCTTTTCCTGCTCAACGCATCCTACATGGGTGTGCCGCAGAAGAGAGAGCGCACCGTGTTCGTTGCCAGGAGGAAAGATCTTGGACTGGATAAGCTGATCATGCACTTCCAGGAGGAGCCTATCTGCTTCGGAGAGGTGCGGAGCGAGGAAGGCGTACCGGTGAATCAGACGTCTATGGCCTATAAGCTGCTCCAGATGCGGCGGCCGGAGGACAACTGCTTCGCGGATATCAATCTGCGCTGGAAGGGCAAAGGCACAGGCTACACCGCCTATATCGTGAAGGATTCGGAAGTCTGCTACACGCTGACGGCGTCCGGCGGGATGTATCGGGATTATGACGGCAAAGGTATGTCTTGGGAGGATGGGCGCAATGTGCAAACATTTCCGCAGGATTATGATTTCGGCGATCAGGACCCGATCTATATCTGCGGCATGAGCGTGCCCCCCGTCATGATGGCCCAGATCGCAACGGAGGTGTATCAGCAGTGGCTCAGATAAAGCCGACAAAGAGGCGGGAAAGGGACGGGAAAGGTCGGTTTGTAAAGCAGGAAGAAAAAGCTGTAGCTCATGCGGCTGCGCTTGCCGGAGCAAAGATAGTCGCAGATGGACTGCGACGCAAAGCAGAGGCGAAAAGCCCGGTAAATGGGCAGCCTGTGCCGGAAGGAAAGCCATTCACAACGGGGGACGAACGGGCGAAGATAGCAGGCCAGGCATCCGGCGCGGCCAGGAGGGAAAAGGCTGACCTGCGGCGGCTATGCCAGATCTGGATGGAGGAAGAGGTGGCCACTGGCAAGGACGGCGAGAAGATCACCGGGGGCCAGATGATGGTGCGGGTGGCCGTCAAGGAAGTTGCAAAGGGCAACCCGCGATTCTGGGAGCTTCTGCGGGACACGGCAGGATATAAGCCCGTGGACAAGGTCATGGTCGCGGATGTGGAGCCCTCTGTCATCGCGGAAGTGGAGCAGATGGTGCAGGAGGCCGAAGATGAAGAATAAGTATTTTAGGGAATGGAATTTCCAGGAGAGACGGTATCAGCGGGCAAAAATAAAGGCTGAAAAGCACATAAGGCTGGCAAATGCGTGGATAAAAATCATGGCAGACGCCACAGATGAGCAGAAAAGGCTCTGCCGTGAGGAGGAAGCCGCAGAATGACCAAAACAATGTTGTTAGCAATATACAACCGGGGGGGGGGTGCTGGAAAAGGAGCTTCAGTATCAGGGCGGCTCCCTCGAAGAAATCGCGGTCCAGATCCAGCGGGACGAAAATGATCTGCTGGAGTACATGACCACGGGAGACGATAAAGGCCGGAAGAGCTTCGTCTTTGCCGGGTTTATGTTCCGCAAGGACATGATCGAAGCGGCCCAGATGATGGAGCCGGATTTTTGACGGAGGGAGGGTGTTTGGATGAACGAGAAGCCGCCGCTTGGTGTAAAGCCTGCGTGAATGGCCGCATGGAGCAGGATCGCGGAATTGATAGCCGCAATAGAAAGGCAGTACGAAAGCCCTGATGGTGATGCCAGACTTGTCGAGAAATGGGCGCAGGAAATCGGCTGGCAATGTTCCATCATTGAAGCGTTTGAAGACGAGGAGGAAAGCCGTGTTTAGCCAGAGACAGATCATGCAGAAGGCCAGGGAAAACGCGGAGAACAGGCCGCACAAGGTCAGCATTGTGCAATGCACGAACTGCCACAAAAAGTGGACGGCTGTGCGGCCTGTGAGTGTGCGCATTTATGAGCTGGAATGCCCGCTGTGCGGGAAGATCGGGTACGCGAAGGAAACGGGAGAGCAGGTAAGATGAAGCGTTTTGTTAAAGAAGCCAGGCTGGTGCTGATCTGGAATGATGGGCACAGGGTGGACATGGGAACGCTGACTGTCAGCGCAGATGAGAAGGAAGCTCACGTAAAAGGAATGCGGCGGATCAGGCAGAGGATGGGCTGGGAGCTTATCAGGACAGGGTTCCGGATCATGCTGCCAGGGAGAGAATGGAGGACGGACGTTGACACGGAATGATGCGGTGCGGTTCCTGGTGCGCACACCGTATAAGTTCGGTCACATGGTGGGATTCACCAAGCTGACGCAGATCCACAACGGATGGATGCGGAAGATGATCAGCGGAGAAGGGGATTACACGCTGCAAGGGCACCGGGCCAGCTACAAGACCACCTGCCTGTCCATCGTGCTGGTGATCCTGATGATTCTGCATCCGAATTTCCGCATCCTCTTCTGCCGGAAGACGGACGAGGATGTGAAAGAAATAATCGATCAGGTGCGCAAGATCCTGCAGATGCCGCAGACGCAGTATCTGGTGCAGGTGATCTACGGGGTTAACCTCAAACTGCTTACGGACAACGCGACGGAGATTAGCACCAACCTCGTCACGGATACGCGGGGAACCAGCCAGCTTGTTGGCATGGGTATCGGCGGCAGCATCACGGGTAAGCACTTCGAGCGGATCTTCACGGACGACATCATCAACGTGAAAGACCGCAAGAGCAAGGCCGAGCGCGAGCGCACCAAGCTGATCTATCAGGAGCTGCTGAACATCGTCAACAAGGGCGGCAGGATCATCAACACCGGCACGCCCTGGCACCCGGATGACGCTTTCAGCCTGATGCCAGCACCGGAAAAGTGGGACTGCTACTCCACCGGGATTCTCAGCCCGGAGGAGATCGAGGAAAAGCGCAGGAGCATGGCCCCTTCGCTCTTTGCGGCCAACTATGAGCTGGTGCACATTGCCGCAGAAGACGCCCTCTTCAAGATGCCACCGGTTTTCATCACCCAACAGACGGCCGCAGAAATCCTCAAACGGGAGGATGCAAAGCCGGAGGAGCTGCTGCGGGACGGAATCGCCCACATAGACGCTGCCTATGGAGGAGAGGACTACACCGCTTTCACCTGCGGTCAGCGCAAAGGAGACAAGCTGTTTTTGTACGGCAAGATCTGGCATGGCCACGTGGACAGGGTGCTGGATTACTGCGTATCAGAGGCCCAGCGGCTTATGTGTGCCCCCGTCCATTGCGAAAAGAACGCCGACAAGGGCTACCTTGCCAGGGAAATCATCAGCAGGGGCCTGCCAGCCGCCCCCTACACCGAGAAGGAGAACAAGTACGTCAAGATCTCCAGCTTTCTGAGAAAGTGGTGGGAAAGCATTCAATGGCTGGAGGGCACCGACCCGGAGTACATCCAGCAGATTATGAGCTACACGGAGGACGCAGAGCACGATGACGCCCCGGACTCTGCTGCCTGCGTTTGCAGATATTACGACCGGCAAGGATCAGGAGAGGAATACAGATCACCTTTCAGGTGAGAGAGGAGCGGCACATGCCAGATGAAGAAGAGCTGGAGCAGCGGACGAGCGATTTCCTCGACCAGCAGGACACTCAGGCCAGGCGGGACAGGATCCTGCCCTGGAAGACCTGCATGGAACCAACGCCGGAAACGGATGAAGCAGACGAAAGGAGCGAAGAAGCATGAGCATCATTACCTATCAGGACTGGGAACGGGCGGAGAACAAGACCAAGTGGCTGCAGAGTGCCCTGGTTTCCTACCGTAACAGCAAGGAGTACAAGAGAGCCCGGGAGGAAGCCGAGTACATGGCCGGACGCAACTGCGCCATTCTGGACATGGTCAAGGTCATCTACGATATGGCCGGCATGCCGGCGACCGACTTCACGGCCACCAACACAAAGATCAGGAACCGCCTGATCCACCGGCTGGTGACGGACAGGTGCAGCTACAGCCTGGGCAACGGGGTATCCTTCGCCAGCAAGACCAAGGAACCCACCGAGGACGGCAATGTGCAGACAGTGGATGCAACCAAGCAGGAGCTGGGGCAGGACTTTGACCAGATCATCTACCAATGGGCCTACTGGGCGCAGAGCAACGGCGCGGCCTATCTCTATGTCCATAAAGGCTATGAGGCGGACGAATGGGAGTATACCCTCTTCCGTAAGACTGAATTCCTGCCGCTTTATGACGAACACACCGGAGCTTTGCGGGGCGGCATCCGGTTCTGGAGCCTTGACTGGGGCAAACGGCCCATCAACGCCGTTCTGTATCTGGAAACTGGCTACATCCGCTATGAGACACCGGAGAAGAAGTACAGCCTCGCCTCTCTGCAGCCGGTCAGCGAGATCCAGCCCTACATCGAGACCGTAGCCACATCGGAGGCCTACGGAGAAGAGGTCGCCGGAGCGCAGGAGACCACCATGCTGCCTATCTTCCCGCTCTATTCTGGGGAGAACAGGGACAGTGCCCTGGACAACCTCAAGCCCCTGATCGATGCCTATGACATGGTGCTTTCCGGTTTTGCAAACGATATCCAGGACTGCGCCCAGGTCTACTGGCTCATCAGCGGGGCCTATGGCATGAGCGAGGGGGACAAGCGGCAGCTTCTTGACCGGCTGATCCTGCAGCATATGGCGGTCGTGGATGGGGAAAACAGCAACATCACCCCCTACACGCAGGAGATCCCCTATCAGGCCCGCAATGAGTGCCTCAAGCAGCTGCGCAACCAGATGTATGAGAACTTCGGCGGCTTTGATGTTCACACGGTGGAGGCCGGAGCAACCAATGACCACATCGAGGCGGCCTACTGGCCCATGGATGAGGAAGCGGATGCTTTTGAATATCAGCTGATCAAGGCCATCCGCATGATCCTGGCCATGATGGGCATCGAAGATACGCCCATCTTCAGCCGCAACCGGGTCAGCAATCAGAAGGAGCAGACCGAGATGGTCATGATGGCGGCCCAGTATCTCGACAGGCAGACGATCCTGGAAAAGCTGCCATGGATCACAGTGGATGAGGTCGAGGGGATCCTTTTCCGGCAGGATGCGGAAGATATGGACAAGTTTGACGGCCTGACGGATCAGGACGGTGATGTCTGATGACGCCGAAGCAGAAAGCGGCTATCAAGTACAACCTGAAGCAGAAGTATCTGAAGGGCGAGCTTGCAAAGTATGAGTTTGACGATCTGGTCGATAAACTACAGGCCATGGAGGCCCAGGGGTACACCCTACAGGAAGCAAATCAGGCCCTGGGGCTTTCAAAGAAAAGCGGGACAGCTGTCAGCAAGTCGAAAGCCGTAGATACGCCCATGAGCTTGGCAGAAAAGGCCCAGATCGCCAGCGAGCTCCTGCAAAAGTATAAGCAGGGCGGTCTTACTGTTGACGAGCTCTATGATCTGGATGACAAGCTGGAAGTGCTCTACAATGACCAGAAGAGCGTCCTGGAAGCGAAGCATGAGCTCGGAATCATAAACGACAAGCAGTATAAAGCCCAGAAAGGCAAAACTGCACCAGCGGCGGCCGCAACCCCGGCCGCAGGGGGCAACCCTGATCCTGCCCAGCAGGCGGCGGATGAGGCCGTCAGCAAGCTGGAAAAGCAGCTCAAGAAAGTCTACAACACCGCCGAAAAGGAAATGCTGCAGAAGCTGCAGGAATTTATAGACAAGTACGGAGACAAGCTGGCGGAAAAGCAGCAGATGGTCGCGGACGGCCAGATGACCCAGGCGGCCCTGGACACATGGATCGATGATCAGGGCAAAATGATCGATCTGCTCAACGCCAAGATCGATCAGATGTCCACTTCCATGTTCCACGCAAATCAGATGGCGGCCAGTATGATCAATGGGGAGGTCTTCGGCGTTTTCGCGGAGGCGGCTAACTTCCAGAGCTACCAGATCACCCAGGATGCAGGCATCAACCTCAATTTTGCCATCTACGATGAGAGCACGGTCAAGAGGCTGGTCAGGGAAACCCCGGAGCTCCTGCCAAGGAAGATGGTAGACGGCAAAAAGGACAAAGCATGGAACAAGCGGCAGATCGCCGGGGCGGTCACTCAGGCGGTCATCCAGGGGGAAAGCATCCCCAAGCTGGCGGCCCGGATTGCAAAAGATACGGCCAGCAAAAACGGCAAGGCCATGATCCGATACGCCCGGACGGCCATGACATCGGCCCAGAACGCCGGGCGCATGGATACGCTGCACCGTGCCCAGGGGCTGGGCATCCAGTGCAAAAAGGTCTGGCTGGCCACCCTGGACAGCCGCACCCGGGACAGTCACCAGCAGATGGACGGGGTATCCGTTGGCATCGACGAGAAGTTTGTCACTCCCCTGGGCAGCAAGATGGACTACCCGGGGGATATGGTCGGAGGCAAGGCCGGGGACATCTGGAACTGCAGATGCACCATGACCTATCAGTACGAGGGCTTCCCGGACGACCCTGAGTTTGACCAGCGGCTGGCCTATGACGAGTACACCACCACGGAAACGGATGCAAAGGGCAAGGAGCACAAGGTAAAGCACCGGGAAAGCCAGATCATCCAGACCATGGACTATAAGACCTGGACGGCGGCGAAGGCGGGAAGCATGCTCAATGACCTCAATGTGGCCAAGGTCGAGCTTGCGAAGAGCCAGAAAGAGCTGATCAAGAACAAGGTCAAGGAAGACCAGATCTTTGAGGGCATCTGGAAGGATCCGGTCACCCTGGCCCAGTACCCGGACAAGAAAGCCTCCATCCAGGCCAAGCGCGACTACTACACCGCCGAGATCGACAAGATCAAGCAGGCCATGGCCAGCGGATACAGCTGGGCAACGCAGGATAAGCTGGACGATTTGCAGGCGAAAGCGGATCTGCTGGATCGGTTTGAGCAGAATGGCAAGCTGCTGGAGAAGCGCAATCAGGCCCTCAAAAAGGTGCAGGACATCTATGACAAGGTGGGCCTGCAGCAGCAGGCAGAGGTGCCAGGAGTCGCGATAACGCCCAAAAAAGCGGCCGCAAAAAAAAGCGGGCAGTTTGCGCCGGATGCATGGGACGAGCAGACCCGGAAAAAAGCCCGGAACTTCCTGGACAAACGAACGGCCGACAAAACCCTGCGCCCGGAGCTGGACGCTATGTGGGACACGCTCACGGATGTCGAGAAATACGCTGTATGGGAATATACCCGCAACAGCCATCCCATGAATCAGCCGCTCAGCGGGTTCAACGACCGCTGGGGGCGCGTTGGCACCAGCAACTTTGTCGGGCTGGACAAAACCCACTGGGGGCATCAGGATAACTACAGCAACCGGAATTTCTACGATGCGCCGGACATGGAGAAATTCGCCAAATCCAACGGGCACCCGTCCTACCATAAGGCCATTACAGAATGCACCAAGGCCATCGAAAAATCCAGGCTCAAAAATGGCATCTGGCTGGTACGCGGCAGCGATGAGGAAGGGCTGGCAGGGCTCTGGGAGAGCGGCGGCACAGGAGGGCTGGACTTTGACTCCGTCATGGAACTGCTCACCGGCAGACACAGCATCGATGAGGTCAAACGGGCCCTGGTCGGGCAGACCGGCCAGAACCACGCCTTCACCAGCACGGGCGTAGCCACCGGAACCGGCTTTTCTGGCGCGGTCAGGTACAACATCTACGCCCCGGAGGGCACAAAAGGCATCTACGCGGAGCCACAAAGTTACTGGGGACTGACAACGAAACGCCGGATCTATCAGACGGGCGACCCTTCCAGCGGCGTCAGCAATGAAGCGGAAATCATCATCCAGCGCGGAACCCGATACCGGGTCATTGATGTGCGAGGGAGGCCGGGCAACTGGGAAATCGACATGGAGGTTGTGGAGCAGCCGGATTATTTCGCCGAAGGGGACGAAAACACCTACAACGACGGCAAGACCCGGCAGAGAGACTGACGTTTGACATGGCAACAGAAAAGTTGTAATATAGCATCGAGGAGGTGGCCAAGATGATGGATGATCCGATGAAGATGCAAACGGCGGATGCTGGCAAAGTCAGATGCCGGGACTGCATCTATCGAGACCGGGAAACCATGAAGATCGGGGACAAGAGGATCCTGATCGGGGTGACAAGGGACACTTGCATGATCTACGATGGCCAGAAGGGCAACTGGAAGCCAACCAGCGTCATTCTGCGCAACCGGAACTGCGAATTTTACGAAAAGGATGAGGAAGCATGAGTGTAACATTCATCAGCCACGCTCCGCAGGTGCTCAGTCAGGAAGCCCTGGCCCGCGCCCGCGCCCTGGAAATCATCGGAGGCAAGGCGGAGAGTTATGCAAAGAAACGCTGCCCGACGGACACCGGACGTCTGAAGGCCTCCATCACCCACCAGCAGTATGACGACAACACCGAAGCGGTCGGAACCAATGTTGACTACGCTCCTTATGTGGAGCTGGGCCATCATACGCAGTCTGGATCCTTTGTGGCCGGGAAGCCTTTTCTGCGGCCAGCGGCAGAGGATCACGCAGCAGAGTACAAAGCGATTATCGAAGCCGTCATGGGCAAGGCGTAAAACCGCCAGACGGCACGGGCACCATCAGGGTGCCCGCTTTTTTTATGCCCATTTTCTGAAATTTTGACAAAAACGGGGATGCGCCGGGGAAGAATTGACACTTTTTTCATTCCCGGAGTGATTGCTTTTTGCGAAAATTGGGCAGAGGCCGAAGAAATGGCCTGACAATCAAGTTCTACCGGGGCGAAGAACAGCCACCGAAGAAATGGGAGGTAGAAAAAATGGCATTTGCAAGAAGCGACCTGAGGGACATCCTTGGTGAGGCGTACACCGACGATATCGCCAAGAAGCTGATCACCCTTCATCGCGGGGTGGTTGATCCTTTGAAGGATGATCTGGACAGCGAGAGGCAGGCATCCGCCAAGTGGAAAGCCGAAGCCGACAAACTGCCAGGAGTCCAGAAAGAGCTGGACGACCTCAAAAAGGATGACTACAAAACCAAGTATGAAAAAGAGCATGCAGACTTTGACGCATACAAGGGACAGGTTGCCAAGGATGCCGAGACCGCCAAGATCAAGGCGGCCTACAAGAAGCTGCTGGTCGAGGAAAAGATCAGCGAAAAGACCCTGGAATCCATTCTGAACGCGACTGACTACAGCAAGATGAAGCTGAAGGAGGACGGATCGCTGGATGGAGTCGAGGATCTCAGGAAGGATATCGCGGACAAGTGGGGAGGCTTTAAGGTAAGCATCCGCCAGCGCGGGGAAAAGGTTGAAACTCCTCCAACCAACGGCGATAACGGCGGCTCGGACGGAGGAGTCAGATCCATGACCGCAGCCTGGCATGCCGCCCGGTATGGAGCCCCCGCGAATCCGCAGACCAAGTAAGCGAAAGGAGAGCTAACGATGAGCTTTATCGGTAACAAGACGAATCGGGGCTATGCTCCCGGCTGGTTCCTGGCTGAAGAGAAGTGCAGCCGTGAATCCATGACCATCGCGGCCAATCATGCTCAGGCCGTGACTCTGCCGGATGGCAGCAAGATCGTCCCCATGGGCGCGGTGATCCCGGCGAATGACGGGACCGCCAAGGGCATCCTGTATGAGGACGTTGAGGTCACCAACGGCGCGGCTGCCGGATCCGTGGTCACTCGCGGAGTGGTCTACAGCGGCCGTCTTCCTGCCGCTCTTGCGGCTGCGGCGGCGAGCGCGCTGACCGGCATCGTGACGAAAGCGGTGCCCACCGTCACCCGGCCCGTGTTCGAGGGCGAATGACCTGACACCGGAGAAAGGAGAACAAGCACATGTTTGAAGAGAACATTTTCGGCCTCGTTAAGCCGGAGGATCTGCTGGAGATCGGCTATGACGTGACCCGGCCCAATGATCCTGTCGATCAGGTGATCGGCGATGTGAAGACCGACAACCTGATCGCCTACTGGGAGAGCATGGCGGCTGAATATCAGCTCCCTGTCATGGCCCAGTTCCACGCCTTTGATGTGGAGGCGCAGAAGACCCTCCGGGTGCCGATTGACACCCACAATGTCGAGAAGGGCCTGATCAAGGTCAAGATCGACCAGTCTGAGCGGCTGCGGGCCCTGATCGGGCGCGGAGTCACCGGTGAGAGCGAGCTGCGCAGGAAGGTGCTGAACGACGCGTACAACCTGAGCGAGGAGGTTTTCACCCGCTCCAAGGTCGCGAAGAATGAGATGCTGGCCACCGGCAAGGTCACGATCAAGGAGAACGGCCTGGATCTGACCGTGGATTACGGCGTGCCGCAGGCCAACCTGCAGAAGACGCTGGATTTCGGCGCGGGCGCGAGTGCTCCCATCGACGAGCAGCTGCTGGCCCTGACCGAAGAAGCCTCTGCCGCCGGCGTGCCGATTACCGGCATCTATACCAGCCAGGCGATGATCAGCAAGCTGCGCAAGGATCCTTCGATCCAGAAGGCGATCAACGGCGCGCTGATGGTCGGCCAGCTGATCCGCAGGGCGGATCTGGAGGCCTACCTGGCTGATGAGTTCGGCATCGGACGCATCCTGGTCAATGACCTGCATTACAGTCTGCCGCTGACCATGGGCAGCAATGGCCGCCCCGTGGTGACGGATAAGCGGTTCTATCCGCAGGACAAGGTGACCTTCTTCAGCGCGGACAACAAGCTGGGAGATGGCATCTGGGGCGATCCGCCCGAAGTCAGCGCGAGCAAGTTCATGCAGGTTTCCGGCAGCGAAGTCAGCCCCTACGTCTATGTGAGCCAGTACGCGGAGAATGATCCTGCGGTCACCTGGACGAAGGCAAGCGCGCTGTTTATGCCGGCCCTGTACAACCCGAACGCGATTTATGTCGCGACTGCCGCCAACACGCCCGGCACCTGATGAGCTACATCAGTATCGCGACCTGGCGTGATCTGACCGATGGGCACCTCTACCGCGAAGGGGATCCTTTCCCCTTCGACGGCAGAGAGGTAGACCCGGACAGACTGGCCCAGCTGGAGACAGGCCGCAATCAGGCGGGATTGCGGCTCATTCAGCCAGAAGCGGCCAAGTATGACCGGTTGCAAGCCCCGGAGGCAGACGCGCCTCAAATCGCCGATTTGGAGCCTCAAACGGCGTCCGAAAAGCCAAGGGCAAAAACGGCGCGGCCCAGGAAGCCCAAAGTGAAATAAACGGAAGGAGGGAGAAATCATGCTGCAGCAGGTTCTGGAGTACATCCACAACTACTTCATCAAGACGCCCAACCCGGGCACCTATACCATCGATGACAGCGGCATGCCATCCCCCCTCCCTTCCCTTTTGGAGGGTCAGCGCATCTGGATCACGGGCAGTGTGCTCAACGATGGTGTCTACACCTTCCATGCGGACGGCATCCGGGACGATGACGATACCAACGCGGCGGGGCTTCAGCCAGAGACGTTTGCCGGGACGATATGTGCGTTAGCCGTGCCTCCTGCGGTTATCGCGCTGGCTGGAGAGATCAGTCAATGGGTGGAAAACAACGGCGATGCTATCAATAGCCCCTATCAGAGCGAGAGCTTCAACGGGTATTCATACACGCTGAAATCCGGCGGTTCGGCACAGGGAAGTTCTGCGGGTCAGATCGGCTGGCAGACCATCTTTGCAGACCGGCTGGCGCGGTGGAGGAGGCTTTTCCTATGAGTCTGCTGGATCAGTACACCGTGCAATGCGTCACCCTCACAAAAGCCAGGCGGGACGACCCCATCGGGGGTTATGTTATCGACTGGCTTGACGGCATCCACTTCAGCGCAGCCTGGGAGTATCAGGACGCCCCAGAAATCACTGTGGCAGAGCAGCAGGGTGTCAGCCGGGTCTACAGCATTTATGTCCCCAAGGATCTGCAGCTGGACTTTCACGAAGTCATCAGAAGAGAGGATAACGGCCAGACTTTCCGGGTCACGAACCCGGGCACCGACCGGGTCACCCCCGCCAGCAGCCGCCTCAACAGGCGGCTCATCGAGGTGGAGGCGTACATCCCGCCTCGGAAGGAGTGAGAGCATGTATCAGAGCGCAGCGGCCCTCAAAGAATTCTTCTCGGGCTTCGGGCTTCCGGCCTACACCGTCAGCTCGGTGCCCCAGGATGTGGAGCTGCCCTACATCTCCTACTCTCTTTCCGAGCCGGAGTGGACGCAAAAGGCGTCAGGATATGCCCAGGTCTGGGACAGGAGCAGATCCAGCAGTCTGATTTTTCAGGTGGCAGACCAGATCACTGCAGAGATCCGGGAGGGCAAAGTGCTTCCCCTGGAATCTGGATACCTGGTCATCTGGCCCGAATCCCCCGCAGTGCAGGAAATGGTGGACGGAGACATCCGATCCGCCTATATCAACTTTTCAGTCAATGCCTATCACCTACCGGGCAATTAAACCCGGGGAAAGGAGCAAACAATGCTTAAAATGAATTTGCAGCTGCATGCAGCCCCCGGGTTGACCACCGCCCTGCGCGCGGAGACTTTCGACAAGCTGCAGCTCAATGCGGGTCTTTTCCTCAAGAACTTTCAGTACGAGAGCATCACCGATGCCACGGCCCTTCTGACTGCCATCCGCAGTCAGATCACCGGCGGAACCAATTTGCTGGGGGCCACCCGTGGAGGTGGTACCTTCCAGGTCAGCCGCGAAATGCGTGACCCGGAAATTGACGGCATGCGATACAAGTTCAAGGGCGGTACCTTCGTGGACAGCATGGACCCCTATCTCAGCACCACCCTGGTGGAGACCACCCCGGAAAACTTCGCGATCGCCCTTGGAGCCAGTGCCGTTACCACTGGGAAAAAGACCACGGTCACCGGCCATACGGCCATCCAGGACAGTGACTACCTCACCAACCTCTGCTGGGTGGGCGATCTTGCAGACGGCCAGATGGTCCTCATCTGCCTCTACAATGCCCTCAATACCGCTGATTTCACCTTCACTTTCACCGACAAAGGCGAGGGCACCACGGCGGTTGAGTTCCATGGGTACCAGGATCAGGTTGACGATTACGACGAGCCGCCGTACGAAGTCATCTTCTTCCAGAAAGCAGCCTGACCGGCATAGTACCAGGGGCGGGGATTGTCCCCTCCCCTTTTTTCAAATAACAGGAGGAAAAAATGAAGGATCGCAATGAGTTGGCTGAAAAGCTGGAAATCATCGGAGGCGTTTTTGAAATCGATGGCATGAGCGACCTCATGGGCAAATATGTTGCCGGCATGAACACCATCCAGTTCAACGCCGTCACCGTCCAGGTGGCCGGGCTTCTGCTCAAGCACAACCGCACCCTCGCGGACAAGATCGTCAGCCTGCATCTGGGCCAGACGGACAAGCAAACCCAGCAGATGGGCAACACCGAGTATGCAAACAGCCTGCGGGATGCCATCATCACGGACGTCATGGGTTTTTTCGCCTCATCTCAGAGTTCGGATGGCCAGAAGTAACCTGGGCCGTCTACGCCTACCGACCCCTGAGCATAAGATCTCTGGCGGCACTTATCGAGCATGATGTCTGCGGCCAGCAGGCCAGGTATGAGAGGTACACTGCAGACCTGCTTTACGCCATCGCAAGCGGCGGCCGCATTGATCCTGAGCAGACCGCCCGTTTCGGAGTAAAGGTAGATGCCATTTACTCCAACCCGTTCATCCCACGCCCGGCCGAGCGTCAGCCAATGACAGCGGCAGAGATAAAGGGCTACATTCTTGCAAGATTGGAGGATTTGATCGATGGATCTGATGACCCTGGCGGCCAAGATCGTCCTTGACGACAGCTCCTACACCAAAGGCGTCAGCAACGCCGAAAAAATGGGCAAAGGCCTCAGCCAGAAAATGTCCGCCATGACGGTCGCGGTCGGCAATATCGCCGCCGACATGATCCGCAAAGGCGTCAGCAGCATCAACAAGGTCATCGGCGGAGCCATCGACGGCTACGGCAATTATCAGCAGCTCATCGGCGGTGTCGAAACCCTGTTCAAGTCCTCCTCTGATACCGTGGCCCGTTATGCCCGCCAGAGCTTCAAAACAACCGGCCTCTCTGCCAATGATTACATGGAGACCGTCACAGGCTTCAGTGCGGCCCTCATCCAGGGACTTGGCGGAGATACCGCCAGGGCGGCCGAGCTGGCCAACACGGCGGTCACGGACATGTCGGACAACGCCAATAAGATGGGCACCGACATCGGAGCCATCCAGACGGCCTATCAGGGTTTTGCAAAGCAGAACTATACCATGCTGGACAACCTCAAACTGGGCTACGGCGGCACCCAGAAAGAGATGGTCAGGCTCATCAACGACAGCAAGATCCTTGACCATGAGATCGAAAATCTGGACGGCATCACCTTTGACCAGATCATCGAGGCCATCCACAAGGTGCAGACCGAGATGGGTATCACCGGAACCACATCCAAAGAGGCTGCCGAAACCCTCGAGGGAAGCAAAAATGCCATGAAAGCTGCCTGGCAGGACATGCTCTCTGCCATCGGCGGCGAAGGAGACCAGACCCGGCTGGATCAGGCAATGGAGAACTTCAAAACGTCCTTTTCGACGTATATGGAGAACTTCATTCCCACTCTGGTCACCTCCATCAACAACAGCGGAAGCCTGGTCACGGCCATCGCGGATTCCATCGGCAATCTTCCAACAGACCTGCTTTCTCAGATCGCAGATGGCGGCCTCAACGCCGGAACGGAAATCGTGGGTGGGATCAGCAAGATTACCAGCTGGATCATCGACTCCATCTCCAGCATGTTCCGCAAGGCCACCGCAGACCCCTCTCAGATCGCAGAATTCGGAGCTGCGGTAGGTGAATTCCTCGGCACGGCTATATCCGACATTGTAGCAAATGCGCCGGACATCGCGGCCGGCATCGTCACGGTGGGCGTCACTCTGGCGGGAAGTCTTATCGAGGGGCTTTTCAAGGGGCTTTTCGGAGAAGGCAACGAGGTGGACAAGCTCACCGACAAGATGAACGACAACATCGCGGATGCAAACACCGATGCCCTCAAATCCTCTGCGATCCTGGACTACATGACCAGCCTCCAGGAGAAGTACGGCTCAGCCGTCACAAATACCACCGCCTGGAAGGATGCGGTTGATCAGCTCAGTCAGGTGCTGCCTGGTGCCGGAGAAGTAATCCAGCGGTACGGCAGCGATATCCAGGGAGCAATCGATAAGCTCAAGGAGATGTCAAAACAGCTGCGGGTCACGGCTGTCATGAACGCCATGAACGAGGCCATGCAGGGCCAGTACAAGCTGCTTGGTGAGCAGACCCTGGCCAGGGAGCAGAGCATCAGCCGGCAGACAATTGCTCAGCAGACGATAGACAATGCCGTTCCCCAGCTGGCAGAGAATCTCAAGATTTATGCCAACGAAATGATGCGCCTCAATCAGGACATGGGCCCGGAAATGTTGGAGCAGTATCAGCAGCTTGCACAGGGCATCGGGCAGGATGGCAAACCTCTTTTGGAGCAGGACTTCAGTACCCTTTCCAGCCTCATGACCAGCGTGGCGGGTGCCCTGGAACGAGCATATGACATGTACGGCGAAGAGGGCGAGACCAAGATCTGGGACAAGAGTGAGCTTGATGATATTTTCAACCCGGAGTATCTGCTCGGAGACCTGCCTGCAGCTTTGAAAACAGCAGCCCAGACCATCCAGCAGGAGACCCAGAATCAGGCGGATCTCACCGCGCAGATCGAGGCCACGGAAAGGGAGATCTCCACCACGGAGATGACCATCCAGCGCACGGCCCAGGACATCGCCTACGGAGCGCAGAGCGCGGCAGACGGCATCGACTCCGGCGGCACTCAGGTAGCAGGAGCCCTTGGATCAGTTGCCAGCCAGATCGGCTCCATCAAAATCCCCCGCATCATGGGCGGCTTCAGCTACACCCCGGAGGCCACAGGCATCGACAACGTGCCTTACAACGGCTTCCGGGCGGAATTGCACCGGGGAGAAATGGTGCTCACCAAGCGGCGGGCAGAAAACATCCGCAATGGGGCCGGAACGGCCGAAGTTGTTGGAGCCATTCAGGAGATGAGGCAGGATCTGCAAAACATGAAGTTGGTTGTCGGCAGAAAGACTTTCGGCCGGGCTGTCGTGGATTATGGGGCCAGAAGCACCCGGGAATACATTGGGCAGAGTGAGAACCGCCAGTACGCGGGATACGGAACGTGAGGAGGTGAGAGCAGATGCAGCCATGGTTTATCTGGAACGGCAAGAACAGTCTGGCCGACTTCGGCATCTGGATCAACAAACTGCCTCCCATCACCAGAGGCAAGGAGCGCACTGTCACCATCCAGATCCCCGGCAGACCCGGAGATCTCACCATCACGGAAGGCGAAAACGTTTTCGACTCCATCGCCAGAAAATGTACTATTCTGGCCCGCAACGACATGAACCTGCAGCCCATCCTGCAATGGCTGCGCGGCAGCGGAGAACTCACCACCAGCAATGAGCCGGACAAGGTCTATTTCGCCAGAATCGCAGCAGAAGTCTCCTTCTCCCGCATCAGCAACGACCTTTGTCAGGCTCAGGTCATTTTTGACTGTCAGCCTTTCAAGGGCCATCTCAACCCCCAGATGGATGCTTTTACGGCTTCCAACAATCAGAGCATCTATAATCCGGGTGATGTCCCCAGCCTGCCCCTTTGCCACATCACCGGCACCGGAGCAGATTGCACGGCCACCCTGGGCGGAAAAACCATGACTTTTAACAGCCTTTCCGGCACCATCGATGTGGACTGTGACGCTCGTATCATCACCCAGAATGGACTTCTCTGGGATGGTACTTTTTCAGGCGAGTTCTGGCAAATCCCCACGGGCAGCGGCAACATCACCATCAGCGGCGGCACCATGGAAATTGAACCCAGATGGAGGTGGCTCTGATGGTTTGTGTATTTGATAAATTCGATACCACCTTCGCTGGCAACGGCCTCTGCGTCCTTGATCCCACCATCTGCACGGTATCAGAAGAGGCTGGCGGCAGTTATGAGCTGCACATGGAGCATCCCATGGATGCCAACGGCAAGTTCCTGCTGCTGGAAGAGGAGATGATCATCCGGGCACCCGTTCCGAAAAGGGTCATTCCCCAGATCACTCTGCCGGAAGTCAAGCTCTGGAAAACCACCCAGTCGGCCGATGTATATTCGGTGCTTCCTGTCTGGAAAAAGGTGGAGATCGCGGACGACATAAAGCGCGTCAAGGACAATCCATCCGCCTACGCATGGAATGTTTCAAGGGCCTACAATGCTGGTGCGCTGGTCACCTACGGGGGCAGCATCTACCGGGCTAATATGTACAACTTCGCGGTTGTTCCCACCTCCACGTCCAGCGTCTGGGGCTATGTCTCCTCGGTCAGCGGTGGAAGCAGTCAGGGCAAGTACACCCCCGGAACCGTCATCGAGACGGTTGCTGCTGATGAAATCATCTCCAAGCTGGCGGACTATGACGCCACTTATATCCGGGTCAGAACCCTGCGTGGCAACGTGGGATACATCGAGCGCAGCAAATGCCAGGAAACCACGCAAACACGGGCCGGTGAAGTAATTCCAGGCCGCACCATCACCCATCAGCTCTTCCGCATCTATGAGGTCAGCGGGGACGATGAGAGCAGAACCATCACGGTGGAAGCCCGCCACATCTCCTACGATTATGCAGGCAATGCCCTGCTGGATTGCAAAGTCACCGATGCCGACCCCATGACGGCCATTTCCATCATGCAGGGCAGCCTCGCAAACCCGGACGACCGCCAGATCATCTGCAACATTACTGGCAAAAAGGTCACTCAGGACTGGAGCTTTCTAAACCCTGTCAATGCCATGTTAGATCCGGAAAGCGGCCTCATCAAAGATATGGCGGCCGCCCTCATCCGGGACAATGGCAGTTTCTTCTTCCTTGATAACTCCACCCCGCCGCAGGGGATCACCATGCAGTACGGGGCAAATCTGCTGGGGGTCAACTGGAAGCGCAACACCGAAAACCTGATCACCCGCATCCTGCCAAGGGCCAATGCCGGAACAGAAGGGTATATCTATCTGGAAAACCTCTTCGTGGATTCCCCGGCCATCAACGACTACGCCTTTCCGCACACCCTGCCCCTGGACTGCGCCTACACGGTGGGTGAAGAGTACGAAAAGGCGGACGGTACCAAGGAGAAGTGGACGGAAGACAGCATCCGGGCCAAGATGCTGGAGGATGCCCAGAAAAAGTACAGCGATGAGCACGTAGATGTCCCGGAAATCACTCTGGAGGTCAATTTCCTCCTTTTGGGGGATACTCAGGAATTCGCCCAGTACAAAGGCTTGCAGAGCGTCCTGCTCTATGATGAAATCACCATCATCACAGGGCCATCCGGCATCACGGCCAAAGCTCAGGTCAATTCCTACGAATATGACTGCATCAATGAGGTCTACAATTCCATCCGGCTGGGCGATGTCAGCACCTTCTCCCAGCGCATCCCCGGATACCGGGTGGTCAGAAACTCCATCACCTATGAGAAGCTCAGCCCGGATCTCATCAACCGCATCCGCTCAGGAAACGCCTCGGCCAGCACCAACAGCGAAAGCCAGGGAAGCACCCCCAGCGGCGGGGCTGGTATATCCGTCATCGACAACCTCACCAGCACCAGCACAACGGATGCGCTTTCGGCGAATATGGGGAGAGTGATAAACAGCAGTACTCCGAAACTCGTTGCTAACGAATCGATCAGCAGTGGATCGTCCAAAACGTATTCGTTCAAAACCGGCAAACTGTACCAAATTATTTGCGCTCATCCTTACGGCCAAGGGTATTTTGCGATATACGCAGGAGGTTCAGCAGGAGCTGCTCGTTTGAATGAGATTAAAACCTCTTCAAATGTCACCGTTTCCGTTACAAGCAATGCGAATCAGGTAACGATTTCTGCTGTCGGTCAAGCAACGTACGTCCGCATTTTGGAGCTGTAACTTGCTGTGTAATAAATTGAGCGGTGGCGGAATAGACTCCGGCCTACGAAATAAAGCCGGATGGACAAAAGTAGACGCTTACACGGTAAGGGAGATGCTTCCGTTGCGATACTCCTATGTGAGGTGCAAATCCTCACCAGCTCAATTAGTGTATTACGAAGCGACCAATTGAAGGGAGGAGGTTTAAAAATGTCAGTATACCACGAGGATTTGCTGGATATTGATCTGAATACCGGATCGCTGAAACGGAGCTTTTCAGCCAAGGCTCTTGGCAAGGGAGACAGCCTCGGCAACCGCTTCGGTGTAAGAGTTTTCCGGGGAGGTATGCCTGTTGTGCTCGCAGGGGTATCCGTTACAGGCTACTTTATTCGGTCGGACGGAACCACAATTGTAATCAGCGGGAACAGGGACGGTAATGCCTGCTGGGTTACATTACCTCAGCAGTGCTATGCAGTAGACGGAGCCTTCCGACTCAGTATCAATCTGACGGATTCGGGCGGCTCCCATACCACAGCTCGCATTGTAGACGGTACGGTCATAGAGACGGCCTTGCTTGGTCAGATCATCGATCCGGGTGGTGTTATACAGGATTTGTCCAGCTTTACGGCCTTGGTCGAACGAGCAGAACAGGCAGCAGCGAAAATTGAGAGCTTCGAGCTTGGCGAGGAACTGATCACAGGTACCAGATACCGCATAGGTGTAATCAACGCGAGCTGAGAGGAGGAATAACGATGGCGGAACCAACACAGACAGGAATCGAAGAACTGCTGAATGCAGAATTCCGGGCAGAGCGTGACAGCGACTTCGCAGACTCCATCAAATTCACGACCCGACAACTGGAGGGGACAAGGTACGTAGTTGTTCTTAGTGAGCAGCAACCTGAACGATAAAGGGGGAGGAAGATATGGCATTGAAGGGCATGGCCGAATTTACGGTCAATGGTGAAGACTACACGATCAATGATCCGAATGTAGCAAATGAGTTTTCAACTGCCACGGCCTACGCTGTTGGCAATCATGTAACCTATCAGGGGAAACTGTACGTATTTACGGCTGCTCATTCGGCCGGAGCTTGGAATGCTGCTCATGTCGTCGAGAAGACTATCGGTGAAGAGCTGAACGAGAAGGATGCTGCGATTACAGAAGAGGCAGCTACAAGAGAAGCTGCGATTACAGAAGAGGCAGCTACAAGAGAAGCTGCGATTACTGATTTAAAGAGCGCTTTAAAATGTGCCAAAATAGATCCTCTTGTTAATATTTGGGATAAATTATTACTTAATGAAACAGAACAAACTGACCACCCCGGTTTAATGACGACCGATTTGACGGTTTGGGGGTCTAATTATCCTCAATACTTTGGGTATTTTGATGTTGCTGTAACCCCCGGTGAAATTTATGCTATCGAAGGAACAGCTACTTCAACTGGATATAAACCTTTTATCTTATGCGACGGGAATACAGTAAAATATTACATAAAAGAAAACCCAACGGAGCCGAATGCTCTTTATCGAAATATCATCGAGATACCGGAAGGTGTAAACCGAATTATCATCAATTTTTCAAAGCAGGTAGGTGATGCGTCAAGTAATGGCGTTATTGCTACATTTGATGGGTTTGATTATTTGGAGCCGTTTTGTAATTTAGATGCTATAAATCCGGATGCATATAATTGGGAGGATTACATAATTGACGATGAGGAAAGTCATGCCGGACTTGTAACCGATGCCTTGATTATTCATCAAACGCAATATCCGCAATATTATAAATATTTCGACATTGCGGTAACCGAAGGTGATATATATGCTGTCGAAGGGCAAGCATATAAGGTTGGCTACTTGCCCGTGATGCTGGCAAAAGATAATACACTGTTGTATTATCCAGAAACATACTATCACCCGGCAGAAAACACATTGTATAGAAATATTATAGTCATACCCCACGGAGTCAACCGTCTGATTGTGAACGGTGATGTTGTTGCAGGAATTGGTAGAGTTGGACATATCATCGGAAGGCGTGGTAATTGGGGTTCGAAAAAAATTGTTTGGTTTGGTACATCTATTCCTGCCGGGAATGCCACGCCCGGAGGAGGTCAAACGATATCTTCTTATCCGTTACAGATTGGATATGCTCTTGGAGCTACTGTATATAATGAAGCTGTTGGGAGCTCGTGTGTTAGAGCAGGAAGTTTTCAGCATATTTCTGAAGAAGATCCTATGGGTTGGAGCGGAATGGACGCAAGAGGCCTTTGCTTGTCTTTGTCTCTTTCAAGCTCGGAAAAGCAGACAATGTTTGATGCGTGGGAATCAAAATGGAAGAATGTGATCCCAAACAGTCAATATATCAACTTAACTGAAGCCCAGATAACGGCATATAAGAATACATCTTGGGACATAAAACTTGCCAAATATTTAACTGGCGGAAGCGTTGGCACATGTGATTTATATGTGTTCGATCATGGTGTGAATGACGGATTAGTTGACAGTTCAATCGGATATTCGGACCTTAATACTGTTCCGGCAAATGAAACCGATAGGACTTATTGGATCGGTGCAATGCAATTCCTGTTCAGAAAGATATTGGACGATAATCCGAGGGCCTGCATAGTCATCATTGGGCATTATATGAATAATGGTGATCCGTTTGGACGTGGCACAAAATATGATTATCATTTCGTAACTAATGCTCAAGAAAAGATTGCTAATAAATGGGGATTTCCTATTGTCAAAACATGGGAAAAACTCGGGATTTCCATGAATATGATTGATGTCGATGGGACGTCGGTCACAATTCTGCAAAACTGGTTCCCAGACAAACTACACCCATCGTCCGACACAACCGGAAAAGCACTGAAGCATTATGCAAATGTGCTTACTCCGCTTATTAAAGAAATAGGATGGTAATTGGACATTGAGCGGTGGCGGAGGGTATGAAACAGTTCAAGCTGCTATAATGTCGGCAATCGAAAATGCAGAATGAGAAGCTGCCCGAAGAATTGACAAAAGCGAGGATGCAGAGCTTGGCGAAATCTGAGACAATAGCCACGGGAGGAGGGGGAACCGCATGATTGCAGCACTCGATCTCGTGTCGTACTTCCAGTATGCCCTGGATCACCACTGGGGATACATCTACGGCATGACCCATGAAATGTGGAGCGATGCCAAGCAGAAAGCCTACCAGCACGACTATGCAGATGATCCAGAACGGGCCAATTCCTGCCAGTACGGCGGCAAATGGGCCGGGCACTGGGTTACCGACTGCAGCGGCCTTTTCAAATGGGCCTTCACGATGCTGGGGCACAGTATCGCCCACGGAAGCAACAGCATCTGGGACAAATACTGCATCGCAAAGGGAGAGCTTCGCCGGGGCGGCCGCACGGATGGCCAGAAGCTCTGGCCCGGGACGGCCGTCTTTACCAGCAGCGGAGCCCAGCACAATCACATCGGCCTCTACATCGGCCTTGGAATGGTTATAGAGGCCCAGGGAGCAAAGAACGGGGTGGTCACATCCTCGATCCAGGACAAACGCTGGACGCACTGGGGCGAGCTGAAAAACGTGTACTATGAGCAAGAGGAGGATCCGAAGATGGAAAAGGCAAAAGTGGTGCTGCCCAGCGGTGCCAGCGGAGAGACCGTCAATATGCGGGAAGGATCCAGCCGGGACGCTGGCATCATCTGCCGGGTGCCGGTCGGATCCACCATCGATGTCATCCGGGACACTGGAGCCTGGTGCTTCATCCAGTATCAGGGCAAGCAGGGATGGATGATGAGCAACTATGTCGAATACGATGGTCAGGACGGGGAAAACGCAAATGCGGATACCATCACAAAGGAGCAGAAGGATCAGATTGATCAGGCTCTGCGGGCCATCGAAGAAGCGACCGAAACCATCGGCCGCATCATCGGGAGGGGGTGAATCCAATGCAGCAGCTTCCAACGGTGGAGGGGCTGTCCCCTCTGATCCTCTGGTATACCCTGATCGGGCTGGTTGGCATCGGCGGTCTGATCGTGCTCTATGGCAAGGTGTCCGATGTTTTCCGCAGCCATCGCAAGCGCAAAGAGGATGACGAGGCCAAGAAAGACGGCACCATCCAGGGCCAGCTGGACAAGATCAGCAAGCGGCTGGACTCGATCGATGAGTACATCAAGGAGAGCGACAGAAAGTTTGACCGGGACAACCGCCGGCTCAACAGTCTGGAGTGCAACGTTGCCCACATTGAGCGCGGAATCAATGCCCTGGCTCGGGCCGAGCTGGCCCACATCCAGCACGATCTCACCGGCAATCATTCGGATAACCTGGGCCGGGCTGAAACGGAAATCACCGACTATCTGACACGGAAGGAAGGAGACTGACACCATGACCAAGGAAGATATCATCAGGAAGCTCACCAGCCGGAAATTCTGGGCGACGATTGCTGAGTTTGTCACCATGCTCCTGCTTGCGCTCAACTTTGAGAAAGGAAGTGCGGAAAAGGTTGCTGCACTGATCATGGCTGGCGGTGCTGTGATCGCCTACATCGTGGGCGAGGGCCTCGCGGATGCCGCTGGTGCAAAGACTCCTCTGCTGATCCAGCACACCTACGAACCCGATGAAGAGCAACCGCCCGCAGAGATTGACGCCAATGGCTGACAGTGGTATCCTTGTTGCAAACCTACAACAGGGAGGGCAGCACAGATGAGCGAGCAGAAAAAGCAGAAAACGGCACCGTACGAAACACTCAGCGAAGAACAAAAAGCAGTCACGATTCCCTACTACATCCACGAAGGGGAAATGTACAGGGCAGAAAGGGCAAATAAAAGGTGGTTCATTGCTTTTCTCGTTGTTCTGACCATGCTTTTCGTCACAAACGCCGGGTGGGTCGTTTATGAGAATCAATTCCAGGACTACTACTTGCAGCAGGAAGTCGACACCGGAAATGGTGCGGCTGTTGTTGCGGGGATAGGAGATGCAAACTATGGCGAAGATCAGACAAGTGGTACGGGTGCGGGTGCTGAAAACAAGCCCGAAAAATCCAATGAAAACTTGCCCTAACTGCCATGGCACCGGGAAGGTCAAATCATGACCATCCCTGACGGCCTGAGCAGATCGCAGCTGGAGGCCCTGATCTCCGAGTGGATCCTGGGCAGGAACGCGCAGCGAGACAGGGCCATCCTGCGCAGACGCCTCTTTGACGGCATCACCTATGAGCGGCTTGCAGAGGAGTTTGATCTTTCCGTGCGAGCCACCAAGGAGATCATCTACAAAGGGCAGGAGCGGATCTTTAAACATATCCCCGGCTGAAAAGCCGGGTTTTTTCTTTTGCAAATGGCAAATTTGCAAATTTACCCGTTGACAATACAATTCTAAAGTTGTAAAATAGCCTCAGCCGGTGAGGAACGGCAGGACGACCAACCAAGATTTGAGGAGGGCAAACACCATGAAGAACACGGAGAAGCAGATCGCCGGGATCAAGGCCCAGACTTTCGGAGTCGAGGTGGAGGGCAACAATATCACCCGGCAGCAGGCGGCCAAGGTTGCGGCGGACTTTTTCGGGACCGGAACTTACAAGGACACCGCCTACAAAAACGGATACATGACATGGAGCGCATGGGACCAGCAGGGCCGGGAGTGGAAATTCCAGCGCGACAGCAGCATCCACGGGATAGACAGCGAGAAGTGCGAGCTGGTGACGCCGATCCTGACCTACGAGGACATCGAGACCTTTCAGGAGCTCCTGCGGCGGCTGCGCCGGGCCGGGATGAAGAGCAGCCCGGATCGCGGATGCGGGGTGCACATCCACGTAGGGCTGAAGGGGCTGGACGGACGCGACCATGACGCGAGGAGCCTTCGGAACCTTGCAAACATGATGGCGGCTCACGAGAAGCAGATCGGCCGGGCCATCTGGATTGATCAGGATCGGGTCGATAGCTACTGCCGGACAGTCAACCCCAAGTTTCTGGAGCGGCTCAACCGGGAGAAGCCCAAGACCATGGAGGAGCTGAAGAAGGTCTGGTACGAAGGGAACAACGCGACCTACGGCATGGATCAGCACTACAACAACAGCCGGTACCACATGCTCAACCTCCACGCCAGCTTCACTAAGGGCACGATCGAATTCAGACTCTTTCAGTTCAGCAACCCGCATGGCGAGTTCAAAGGCGGGATCCACGCGGGGAAGATGAAAGCCTACATTCAGCTTTGCCTCGCGATGAGCGAAGCCGCAAAGAGCGCGACCTACAAGAGCCCTGTGCCTCAGCAGGTGGAGAACGAGAAGTATGCCATGTACTGGTGGATGCGCCGGATGGGGATGGTCGGGGACGAGTTCGAGACCGCGAGGATGCTCCTGACCAAGAACCTGACCGGAGCGACCGGTCGGAGATTTGCGGCCTGACGCAAACGGCCCGCCGGGGAGCCGATAATCCCCGGCACCCGATGCTTGACAATCACAACACAGGAATTGTATAATCACTTAAAAGGAGGGCGAATGCACATGAAGATTCAGTTTGAAGCAGGAGAAGGGCGTCGTTTCCAGGGTGGCGTCAACTACATGATTTCCGATGATGGCAGCGTTTATGCGGAGTGTCCGGTGCCGGAAGGGGCCAGCGAGGACTATGGCTACCTGACCATGAAAGCAGCCATCACAGCGGCAGGCGTACAGGCGGACTTCTGGTACGATGGGCAGGAGGACGCTCTGGCCCAGGATGCCAGCGCGGACTGCGAGGTGTACGCCGAGATCGGGGAGGGCAATCAAATGAAGTGGTATGCAGTACAGATCAACCGTGAAGATGATTGGGGCAAAGGCAGCTACAATCTGGACGAAGCTATCGCTATGGCAAAGAAGCAGAAGGAATATTACCCGGATACTTTGATTGCAGTCATTGAGAATGATACTTGCATCGAAGAGATTACTGATTTTTAGGGGGAGCAAATGAATCTGGAAAACATGATCCCGATAGCGGAGTATGCAGTCAAGATCGGCAAGGCCACCATCACGGTGGCGGACAAATGCCGCAGGGGTGCGCTGCCCGGAGCTCGGAAGATCGGCCGGGACTGGTTCGTGCCGAAGGATGCGGAATACCCTGATTACAGGGTTAAAACCGGGCGGTACATCGGCAGCAGGAAGATCGCCAAGTAAATAAAGTCAACCACAAGGGAGAGTCGCGAAAGCGGCTCTTTTTTTTATGCCCATTTTGCGCCCAGAACGGCCGGAAGATGCACGAAAGCCGCACGGTCAGATCATCGTCCAGAGGGGCCTCAGAGGGCAAAATAGGGGCAAAGGGAGGCGATGTGCATGCAGGAGCTTGTCAGGCGGCTGATTGACTGCGGAATGAGCAGGTCGGTGGCCCTCTGCGTGCTGCGCAGCATCCGCGATCCGCGAGACAGGGAAGCATACGTGGAACAAGTGGAGGAGGAGACCCGTGAACCGATGGAGATACTATAACCCTTCCCCTACCGGCCGCAATGTGGGTGACTGTGCGGTCAGGGCCATTGCGAAGGCCCTGGGGACGGATTGGGAAACGGCCTACGCGCTGATCGCGCTCAACGGCTATCTGATGGGAGATATGCCTTCCAGCAATTCCGTCTGGGGCGCGGTGCTGCGGCAGAATGGTTTCTATAGGTATGCCATCGCCAATACCTGCCCGGACTGCTACACCATCGAGGACTTTGCGGAGGAGCATCCAGAGGGCGTGTACGTTGTGGGAACAGGATCACATGTGGTCACGATCCAGGACGGAATCGTCTTTGACAGCTGGGACTCCACGCAGGAAATCCCGCAGTTTTTCTGGCATAAGGAGGCAAAAAGATGATCAACCAGTTTGGACAGTTTATCCCGGATTATCCGGGCCAGCAATACTGGCAGGATCCGGCCTACATGAGGTACATCGGCCAGCAGCACCAGCAGCCCATGCAGCAGGCTCAGCAGGTGCAAGGGACACAAATGTCCTCAGCAAACCAGCAGCCAAGCAGCCGCATGGTGGAGGTTGTGCCAGCATCCTCAGAGCAGGCCGCGAAGGAGTTTCCGGTGCCAGCAGGGGCAACCCAGATGATCATCGGCAATGACGATTCCTTCATCGCGGTCAAGGCGGTCAGCATGACCGGGCAGATCACCTTTGACATCTATGACAAACGGCCGCCGGCTCCGCCGGAAAAGCCCGTTGATCTGGGATCCTTCGTGACGAGGGACGAGTTGGAAAAGCGGCTGGCCGAGCTGAAGAAAGAGGAGGTACCGGAAGCATGAGCATCTTTGACAGTCTTGGCAACAGAGCCCAGCAGGGGCAGCAGATGAACCCGCAGACCATGCAGAACGAGCTTGGAAGCATCAAGGCTGATCCTGGTAAGTACCTCAAGGGGCACGGGTTCAATATCCCGGCAGGCATGACGGACCCGAAGCAGATCACCCAGCATCTGCTCCGCACCGGGCAGGTTGGCTCACCCAGGCTTCAGCAGGTCATGCGGATGCTGGGGCGGTAACGCAACGCATTTTACTTGATCGCAATGGTCGTTCAACGCATTTCAACGGTTGCAAACGTTGAAAATCAACGCTTTTCTTGCTTGACGGCCATTTGCTCAACCTGATTTCTTTCGTCGAGTGCGCATAGACGATTTGAAATAAATCTATCAACGAAAGGAATCAAAAACAATGGCACTTACTGATGAAAACGGCAGCGGAATGGTCATGCCCGTCCAGCCCATGTACGGCGGCGGATATGGCAACGGCGGAAGCGGCTTCTTCGGCGGGGACTGGGCCTGGATTATCCTGCTCCTGCTGATCGGCGGCAATGGATGGGGCTTTGGCGGCGGCTTCGGCGGCGGCATGATGCCCTGGATGATGGGCGGGGCCATGAACGGCTTCGGCCTGGACTACCTGTACCCCTGGCTCAATAACAGCCAGCACATCAGCGACGGTTTCCGGGATCAGATGCTGCAGACCTCTATCGGGGATCTGCGCAACGATGTGACGGCTGGCTTCGGCAACGTCCAGCTTGGCATCGCTGGGATCAACCAGAACCTCTGCCAGACCGGCAACGCCATCACCGGCGCGATCAACAACGGCTTCTCCGCTGCGGAGATTGCGGCGAATGCGCGGCAGATGGCCAGCATGCAGCAGGACTTTGCCATGCAGACGGCCCTGCAGAACTGCTGCTGCGAAAACCGTGCGGGCCTGGCGGATCTGAAGTACACCGTGGCCACGGAGAACTGCGCGGATCGCACCGCTGCGGCCCAGAATGCCCGCGACATCATCGATGCTCAGACGCGCGGCACCCAGGCTATCCTGGACAAGCTCTGCGCCCTGGAGCTGGATGGCGTCAAGGGCCAGCTGGCTGCCGCGCAGCGTGAAAACGTTGGCCTGCAGAACCAGCTGAACATGGCCACCCTCCGGGAAAGCCAGACCGCGCAGAACGCCTTCATCCAGCGGGGATTCTCCGATGAGGTGGATGCCCTGTACAACCGGCTGAACTCCTGCCCGGTTCCCACCACCCCGGTCTACGGGCGTACTCCCATCTTCACCTGCCCCGGCCAGAACACCGGCTGCGGATGCGGATGCGGCAACGGCGCGTTCTGATGGAGGTGTGAACCATGGCTGAGTATATCACATCCGGCCAGCAGAATGTTCTTCTGAACCAGCCTGCTGTATTCGATGCGTCCATCCCGTGCAGAAACGGCTTTGTTTTCCACGAAGACGGATCCGGGATCTTTACTCTCTGCGGCAAGACCTCAAACTGCTTTGCCAGATACCAGATTACATTCAACGGAAATGTAAGTCTGCCTGAAGGCGGCACGGTTGTTCCCATCGCTGTTGCTCTTGCGGTAAACGGAGAAACCAAACTGACAAGCAGGGCAATTGTTACGCCTGCTGCGGTTGAAGAGTTCTTCAACGTGACAAGCACCGCGATTATCACGGTTCCGAAGGGCTGCTGCTATTCAGTTTCCCTCCGGGCCGTGCCTGCAAGCGATGATCCGACCGTAACGCCCGCGCCGGTGATCGTTCTCCAGGATGGCAATCTGGACATTAGCAGAATAGCCTAACGGGAAGGAGGATAAAGCAATGGACTACACCAAGGATATGGAAATGGCCTGCGAGCTGCTCCACGAACAGCTGGGAGACCTGGTACGCAAGGTCAAAAATAATGGCATGAGCACCGGCGATCTGGAAAAGCTGGATAAGCTCACCCACAGCCTCAAATCCGTCAAAAGCACCATGCAGATGGAAAAGGCTGACGAGGAAGGCTACAGCGGCATGTATCCCTATATGGGTTACGGACGCGGCGGCTATGACCGCGGAGGAAGCTACACCGATGGCGGCAGCTATGCCAGGGGGCGCACCAATGCCCGGCGCGACAGCATGGGCCGGTATTCCGGTGAGCGCGGCTACTCCCGCAATGACCTGAGCGACAAAATGCGCGAGCTGATGGAGGATGCTCCTGACGAGCGCACCCGCAGGGAGATCCAGCAGATGATTGATCGACTGGAAAACGCCTGACGGAGGTGGCCAAGTGATTACGCAGCAGGATCTGCAGCAGGCAATTGCCGAGTGCCTCGGCCAGCGCAACCCTACTGCAAGCACAGCCATCAAACTGGCCGCTTTTTACACGATCCAGCGGGAGCTGTACGGGGAAGAAAAGGACGCCGGACAGCTCCCGGCCTCTCCGGCCGGGTACTCCTTCTCGCCTGCCCCTGAGCAAAGCCTTGTCGATGATCCGAGTGACAGCGATTTTGCACGGGCCATCGATGGCAGGCCGCAGAAAGAGATCTGGCCACTCATGGATGAGCTGATGGACACATTAGCGGCCATTCACCCGAAACTGTATCGTGCGGTTTTGGATCGGCTCCGGTGAAAACCGGGGCCTTTTTTGTGCAAATGAAAAAATTTGTGGTTGACAATGCAATTCTAAAGTTGTAAAATACAATCAGCCGGACGGGAACCGGCAAGAAAGAGGAGGGCAAACACCATGACGAAGACTGAAGCGATCCGCAACACCGAATACACGGAGAACGACCTGATCAACCTGGCCCTGACGATGGCGGTGCAGCATTCCAGAGAGTGGAGGAACCAGAGTGACGACAGCGAATCCTGGGAGCACTACGAAAACCTGATGAACGCCTTCAGCGCGATCCTCACGGAACGCCAGAGCAACGAAGAAACAAAGCACTAAGAAGGAGGACAAACACAATGAAACGCCCTGAAACGCCGGTGAAATTTCTTAACAACGGATATCTGCTTTGGTGGTATGATCAGGCCGTTTTTGCGAAAGATGAAGCACTCCGCTGGGAGCTTGCTACAGAGATGGCCCGCCGAGTTTATCCCAAGGGTGAAATGATGCCAAACATCAGAACAGTTGTTGCAGACTTCCGGCACTGGAAATGCAACGGAGCGCAGGAAGAATACAACTGACACCGGCAGACGGGGCCTCCACCGGAGACCTCGTAGCCGCTGCCAGACAGCGGAGAAAGCGAGGGCAAACACCATGACAATGAAGGAGAAGATCAGGATCCATGCGGCAATCGAAGCCGAAGACAGAGCACACCGGATCTGGTTCTGGAACAACCAGATGCTGGAGCATCTGACTGGCACCTTTCCGATCGGTACCACGGTGGATAACTTCGGGGTGATCGCCAGCGTGATTGGTTATCAGGCCAGAGAGCAGACCTACACCGGCGACCTGATCCTGGAGGAACCGGAAACCGGCCTGCGCTGGGTCGGAAACCCGAACTACTGCACAGCCATTGCATAACAACCGACATACCGAGCCGGGGCGGTATATCCCCGGCAGAAAGAGGTTTATCATGAAAGAAAATGAGCATGTCGTTATTTGCCGGACAAACGGAGCGGTTGAGGATATGATGCTGACAGAGCATCATGATTTTCACTGGTTCGGGGAGCAGATCGGAACAGATATCATTCAGACGGTGTATGCAAGAGGGCTGAAAAGGCCGTACCTGATTCTCTGCGATGAGGAGGGGCTTTTCAGAGACAGACCGACAATCAACTTCCTCGGGAGCTGGCTCTATCAGACGCAGAAGCATGGGGAGCCGATAGTTGGTGATGTGATGATCGTTAAGGAGGTTAGCACCCCGGAAGGAATGGACATTGGAGGCATGTCAGCAAGCGAAGCTGAAGTGGTTGTAGAGTGGCTGCTTGAAAATTTCTGGGAGGCGCACGATCAGGTTATGGAAAAGATCGGTCACAAGCTGATCAGGAGGAACGACAAAAAGCAGGAGGTTGGAGAATGAAATATTATGCGGCGTATGGCAGCAACCTGAACAAGGCCCAGATGGCCAGCAGATGCCCGGATGCTGTCGCGGTTGGCACAGCGTGGATACCAGAGCACAAGCTGGTATTCCGGCGCGGGTACTTGACCATCGAACCGGCAAAAGGAAAGCATGTGGATGTTGGCGTGTATAAAATCTCGCCAGAAGATGAGAAGAAGCTCGACGTATATGAAGGGTACCCGAAATTCTATCACAAGGAACGGCTGACAATCATCAGCCCTTTCTCTGGCAACAAGATCAGGACGATTATGGTCTATGTCATGAATGACGGCTTCGAGATCAAGCGACCGAGCACGCGCTACTTGCAAACGGTGGCGGCCGGATTCCGGGACTTCGGGTTTGGCATCAAGCAGCTCATGGATGCGGATCTGGATGCCTGTTTAGCGGAAATGGAGGGAATCAAGGACGATGAAATCTGAAGACCGGATCAAAAGCGAGGAGGATGAATAATTCATGTCAAGCGACTATATAAATCCGATTTCATCCGTGACGGCGCGGGAGCTTCTGCTCCCGCTTTTGCCGGAATCTGAACCAGACATTAATGCAGCGGAAGCCCTGTCATTAGATCTGAAGATGGACTATGGCCTGTATGTTACGGTGCCTTTCATCATGGACGTCTGGGAATGGAGGGGAAAGCATGGAGAAGCCTGATGATCGGATCCTCTGCGGCGCGCTGGGTATCGGATACACCGTCAGCCAGAAGGACGGGATGTGGTACGCACACATGTGTGGGTATTCCTATATCCCGGTTTTCGGATCCTTCAGCGAATCGAAACGCGAAGCAATGGAATGGGCTGCGGCTTCAATGGGCCTGCCGTATAAGGAGTACATGGAGGTTCGCAGGAAGTACGGGATTAAGTAAAAAAAGGAGGAAGACGAATAATGGAAAGCAAGATGATTTCCGGCGTAAAGTGCCCCAAGTGCGGCAAACACCATATTGAAGAATTTATGGACGCTTACTGGCTGTTGTGCCATGATTGCGGATATAACAGTCCTGTTTATCCTGATGAAGATGAAGCAATATCCGCATTTAAGCGCGGCGTGATGAGACGAGACATAGATACGGCAAATGGGGAATGACGATGGCGAAGGAAGAACGGATTCTCTGTGGTGCGCTCGGCATCGGGTACACCGTCAGCCAGAAAGATGGCCTCTGGTACGCCCACATGTGCGGGTATTCATACATTCCCGTCTTCGGATCTTTCTGCGAGTCGAGGCAGGATGCCATGAAATGGGCGGCCGCTTCGATGGGCCTGCCATACAGGGAGTATATGCAAATCCGGAAGAAATACAACATAACGTAACAGGAGGAACAAATGCTAACAAAAGACAACAAAGAGCTACATGCTTACTATTGTTTGATGCGTCCACCGACGCCTGGAGCCGTGCCGAGAGAGGGGCTTGACAGTGTTGATTACAAAGAAGGGCGGGCATTAAACGGGCATCATTATTGGGGCCGTGTAATATATACAAGGCCGCTCACGGATGAAGAGGTGCTACACTACGAGCTGGAAAAAACGGCTCTGTGTACTGTAGATTGAGGCGGACTTGGCCTGAATACTACCGGTCATACTACCAAACTTTTAACGTAAACTGTCTTAAATTACCGGAAACCAACATTGCAATAAGTAAAGAAAAACCCTTGGAGCTTTAATTCTCCAAGGGTTCTCTTATGCTCCCCAGGTAGGGCTCGAACCTACAACCCTTCGGTTAACAGGCGAAAAGCGGTACAATGTCCACCTATTTATTTTTCAACGGTTGTGGCCTGTTCCAATTCTGATCCACTACCATTTCCACTACGAATCAGCCTTTTTTCGAGCTTTTCGGCCTCCAATTTTGCCCTGGAGTCAGGTGCGGCATCGTAGATTTTCAGGATCATTTTTGCATCCGCATGGCCCATCCAGCGGACGCATGTCTTCAACTCTACCCCATTATCACGGCACCATGTGCAAAAGCTGTGACGCAAATCATATGGTACCACCGTGAACGGGATCCAGTCTGGCAGATTACCGCCATCTGCCAGTATTTTTTTATGCTCGCGGGTTTTACCCCACCACCGGCGAGGGCAGCCATTGATCGCGGTTTCCATCGCGCAAACGTAGGAAGCGTAGACAGACTTCCAGGCGGTGACAGTCACAGGCTTTCCTGATGCCGTAGTGATCAGCAGCCCCTTCTTCCCGGAAAGCGCGGCCCGGAGAGGAGAAAACAGAGGAATAACTCTGGCGGCATTGTCGGTCTTCCCTTTTGAAGTAACGACATAACGGTTGGATCCGTCCAGGTGTGCAAAGTCCACCAGCCGGATCTCGCCTGCCTTGAAATCGACAGATTTGGAGATGTCCAGGGCTTTCATCTCCTGCGGCCGGATGCCAGCGTAAAGCATCGCCATCACGGCGGCGTGAGCGCGGTGATCTGTGCAAAGAGTCTCGATCCAGGTGCGCTCCTGATCCGTAATGGCCCGGTGACCGCCAACAGTGCCTTTGTGAGGCTTCGCAGATTCCTGGCGGGCCGGATTCCGGCGCAGGAAGCCGTCATCCACGGCGGCGTCAAATAAGGCCCGGTACAGTTGGGCAGACCGCCGGATGTAGCTGTCAGAGAGCCCGTCAAAAGCGGAGGAGTAGACCTCCCGGATGTCGGACGGCCGGATGTCAGCAAGGTACTTTTCCCCAAGGGCATCAGTCAGTTTCCGCATTTGGATGCGGGCCTCCTGACGGGTGTGGGAGGAGGTGCCGGTTTTCGCGCTGCGCAAATACTTATCTGCGTAATCGCGGAGTTTCGGCCCTGTCAGCAGCCCGGCCTCCCCGGACTTTTCCAGGGATTTGTATTCTTCCCGCTGGGCCAGACAATCAGCCTCGTCCAGGGAGTAGAACCACTGATCCTTATACCTGCAAACGTAATACCCATCGGCGCGGCGTTTCAGCCGCTGTTTTTTTGCCCTTGGCATGGTGACTCCTCAGTTGGTTTTACCGTCCTGATTCAAGTAGATGAACATGTACTTATACGGATCCTGCTTGATAACCTGAAAAGCGTCCCCGGATGCCATGTAATAGACCGAGGAATCCCGATCTGCTTTTATGCTCATGTACTGATTCAACAGCATACCATAGGCGGTGAAATCAATTTCGCCCAGGAACGCGATCATCGCCATGCACTCGGCGAGGAAATCAGATGCCGCTTCATCCTCGTTTGTATAAACCGCACCCGATTCTACTGTGCCAGAATCGGTGAATATAAATCCTGCAGACATGTGCTCAAAGACAGCAAGGATCTTATTCCCTTCCTCAACAGTAGAAACAGCGGCCTCTGTTGAGAGTTCTGGAGCGGCATAAACAGAAGTATAGGAGCGATACTTCGCAAAAGTCAAGGATCTGTCAGGTACCGCAAAAGCGGTGGAACAGAGCAGACAGCAGGACAGCAGGACATACAGAAATCTTTTCATGGTGTACCTCCATCAGATGGCGCGGACATAGCCAACGGCTACGCCCAAAATCCGAACGCTCCTGGCTTCTTCGCCAAGCAGGGGCATCGGCGCAAACTCTGCGGTGTTATCCGCCAGAAGCATCAAGCCGCCAGATATATGGTGGATCCGCTTTAGTGTTGCCTCTCCATCGATCAGCACGGCGGCGATTTTGCCGTCATCGGCATCTTCCTGCTGACGGATCAGGACGATATCCCCGTCATGGAGGGTCGGCATCATGGACGCGCCACGGCACCGGAGCGCGAAGTCGGCCCGGATGCCTTCGGGGACGTCCACATATGTTTCGATGTTTTCCTCTGCCGTGATCGGAGTACCGCAGGCGATCTCGCCAACAAGAGGCACGGCACCCCGGAGGATCGATACGATCCCATATGGCAGAGGCGCACTTTCCCTTCGCCCGAGCAGTTCGTCCACGCTGACATCCAGCGCGTCAGCGAGACGGGACAATGCCTGCGCTCCTGGCTCTACTTTCCCGGATTCATACTTGGCGATGGTGACCCGGTTCAGAGCCGCGAGTTCTGCCAATTGATCCTGGTTCATGTTCCGCTTTTTCCGCAAGGTTTGGATGGCTTCGCCGGTCGTTTTATATGACATGATACCACCTCCCTCTTGATTTTATCCGATGGCCAGATTGTAGCATTTTCGGAACAAAAAATAAATAGCAAAAAAGTTACAAAAAAGGGTTGAAAATATGATGCAATCGTGCTACAATCCCAATGTAGCAATTATGCAACGTCGAAAGGAGGGATGGCTACATGGGAAACAACCTGCAACAGCTGCGTAAGGCAAGGGGCTGGACGCAGGGCGAGCTTTCCGTGAAGAGCGGGGTGAACCGGGTGATGATCGCCCGGTATGAAACCGGACGAAGCAGTCCGACATCAAGAACCCTGGTCAAACTCAGCCGGGCACTTGGCGTGAGCACGGACAGAATCCTGAAAGGAGTACAGGATCATGCGGCAGGAAGAGCAGTACCTTGATGTGCGGCAGCTGATGGCCCGGCACCACCTGAAAAGCCGCCAGACGGCAGCCAAGCGCATGCACGAGATGGCGGGCAGGATCACAACCAAGCCGATGCTGGTGCCGCTCAGCGCGGTGGAAGCCTGGGAGAGGGCACGGGATGGGACCCCGGCCAGCCTGATCCGGGCGGCAATGCGGCAGAGACGAAGAGCATAACGAGGAGGGCAAACACAATGACGATGGCAATGACAATGGCACCATGGCAGGCGCAGGCGATGTGGGAGCGCGAAACGGCCCGCATCTGGGAGAACATGCAGCAGGAAGACGAAGAGATCGCGGTCAGCCGGTACGACACCCGCTGCGAGCTGGAGGAAGCAACCCGGAAGCTCACCGAGATCTATGACACCCTCGCCACGGCGGCTGACAAGGCCCAGGGCCTGCCGGAGGAGCACCGGGTGCTGTCCGTCCTGTCGGCGATTGACGAGCTGGAAGCGGAGGTCAAGGGAATTTGCACAGATCTGAGGTGTGGCCGGTGAAGATCAAGTATTTTTACTGCCCCATGGCTGGAGAACGGCTCAGTCACCGTACCGGATGGATCGCAAGCCTGCGGCGCAGCCTCAGAAAAGAAAAACAGCCCCTGACGTTGGGCTGGTACAATCCCCCGGTCATTCCCAAGGGATACAGAGGCAAGCTGGACTGAGCAAAAGAAAAAGCCGCAGGTGAGGAAACCTGCGACATAAGATCGGGATGAGGGCAAACACATCTTCGATCAATCACAGTATAACACACGGAACTCATTAGAGCAAGAGGAGGAAATAAAAAATGTCTGAAGCTGCACGGATCCTGCAGGAGGATGAGCAGGAATTCACCGAGCCGGAACAGGTTCCGGTGCTGGACGATTTCGATGCCGAGTACCTGATGCGCCGCATCCGGGAAGCGGACGAGCAGTATGAACGCTTCGAGGCGTGGTACACCCACATGATTCAGAAGGCCAAGGAGGCCAGGGATCGTACGGTGGAGTGGGCGGAGCGAAACCTCAGAACCTACTTTGAGACAGCCGAGTTGCCGAAGAAGCAGACCAAGACCCAGCAGAGCTACCAGCTGCCAAGCGGCACCCTGATCCTCAAGAAGCAGGAACCCAAGTACGACACCAACGATGAAAAGCTGGTGCCCTGGCTCAAGGCTAATCAGAAAGCCGACCTGATCAAGGTCAAGGAAGAAGCCAACTGGAATGAGCTGAAGAAGCAGCTCATGCTCGCCCCGGACGGGCTGAGCATGGTCACGGAAGACGGCGAGATTGTACCCGGTATCACGGTAACGCAGCGCGAAGACAAGTTCTGCGTCACCCTGAAGTAATAAAGGAGGGCAAACATAATGATTACCTACGAACAGATCGAACAGGCCAACAGCAAGCTCAGCACCGTGCAGCTGGGCACCGGAAGCAAGAAGAAGGACTATGTCATGGTTCCCCAGCGGGTCAAGGCGTTCCGCATGCTTTACCCGGAAGGATTCATCCTGACGGACATCATCAGCCATGAGAACAACGTGGTGGTGATGCAGGCCAAGGCAGGCTATTACAACGAGCACGGAGATCCGGTCATCCTTGGTACGGGCCTCGCCTTCGAGGAAAAGGGCAAGGGCATGGTCAACGGCACCAGTTATATTGAAAACTGCGAAACCAGCGCGGTTGGACGCGCTCTTGGATTTCTGGCACTTGGCATTGACGGAGGCGGCATCTGCAGCGCGGAAGAGTTGGTCAACGCCATCACGGCGCAGGCCCAGATGCAGCCCTACCAGCGGCCACAGAATCAGACTCCTCAGGGACAGGTCAGCACCACGGCCAGCGTTCCGGCCCAGCCGGAGGGGACTGAAACCGGAGCAGCCTACATCATGCGCAAGATGGCTGAGATGAAAGAGACCATGCAGCCGGGATTTGACTTTGCCAAGGCCCGGCTGGAACTCATCGCAAACGGCCAGGTGGAGAGCATCCCCAGCGCGACCATCAGTCTGGAAAAGGCCAAGGCTCTCATCGCCAAGATGTATGAGGTGTACGCAGACCAGCGGAAGGTGAGCTGAGATGGAAGGGCGGCTGACAGGATTTTCCCTCACACCGGACGGTGATGCCCAGAACATCACCGTCACGGTGGCAGCCGATTTCCGGCAGGCATACGATGAGCTGAAAGATGGCCCGGTGGAGATCACCATCAAAAAGGCGGTCAAGCACCGCAGTCTGGAAGCAAACAGATACTGCTGGGTTCTGGTTGACCAGATCGCCGCAAAGACCCACATCAAGCGCAGCGAGGTCTACCGCACCGCCATCCGGGATATCGGAGGCGTCAGCAAGGAAATGCTCATGAAATGCGATGCCGTGCCGGTCTTCCGCAGGATCTGGGAAAGTCAGGGACTCGGAAATCAGGTGGAGCTGGTGGATGTGGAGCCGGAGACGGAATGGGCCAGCATCCGGGTGTATTTCGGATCAAGCACCTATGACACACAGCAGATGAGTGCATTACTGGACAGCCTGATCCAGGAAGCGGAAGAGCAGGGTATCCCAACGATCACACCAAAGGAAGAGGAAAAGATGCTCCAGAAGTGGGGCAGAAAAATGGAGGGCAAACACAATGATGACAATGCAGATCGAGACCATCACCCCGGAGACCGCAGCTAAGTACCTCAAGCGCAACGTGGACAACTACCGCAAGATCAGCAAGACCAAGGTGCAGATGTACGCCGCAGAGATGAAAGCGGGCAAGTGGCAGCTTAACGGTGAGGGCATTATGTTCGATGAGACCGGCAAGCTCAAGAACGGCCAGCACCGGCTGGCGGCCATTATGGCGGCAGGGGTTCCCATCCAGATGGCGGTTATTCGCGGGGTGGAGGACGAGGTTACCATTTACGACACCGGCATGGTGCGCAGCACCACGCAGATCGCACAGGCCAGCGGATGCGGAGACATCACCTCTACCGAATGCGCGGTGGGAGCTACCATCGTCAGCAGATTTGGCAAGGTCAGCAAAGGAGTCGCGCTTGCGTGGATCCAGGCCCATACGGCCGATCTCCGGCGGGCCTACAAAACCAGCGGAGCCAACAGCAAGAAGGGCCTCAGCGGCCGGGTGAGCTGCGTGCTGGCCACCTACATCATGCTGCGCAAGGGAATGAAGTCCTATGAAGTCGAGACCTTCTACAAGGTTTTCAATTCGGGGAATACCATCGGCACGGACGGCTATGAACCTTCCCCGGCACTGGTGGCAAGGCGGATGTTTGAGGAACGTTACAAGGGCACAGCCACCAGCAGCCGGGTGCTGCGGGAGCAGACCGAGCTGATGATGATGGCCATGGAAGACTTCCGGCAGGGCAAAAAGCGGCAGCTCAACTACCAGATCAAGGAGCCCATGCGCTGTCTGGAAATTGTAGATCAGATCAGGAAAGAGGATGGCATTGAATGAGCAAGAGCATCCTGCAGCAGGAGAAAAAGTGCTTTATCAGCGGCGCGGAGGCGGGTCTTGACCGCCACCACGTCTACGCAGGAAGCCGCAGAAGGGCATCGGAAAAGTGGGGATGCTGGGTCTGGCTCAGGCACGACATCCACATGGATCTGCACAGCCGGGACACGGCCCTGGACAAGATGATCAAGCGCACCTGCCAGGAGCGATTTGAGCAGCTTCACAGCCACGAAGAATTCATGCGGATCTTCGGCAAGAGCTGGTTGTAAAGGAGGGCAAGCATGGCAAACAAGGGTTTTTTCCTTCGAGATGCTTACCTTTCCCGGACAGCAAAGCTCACAGATGATGAACTGGGGCGGCTGCTGCGGGCCTGCATGACCTACCATGCCACGGGGCAGGTCACAGAGCTTGCAGGCCGGGAAAGCATCGCATTCGACTTTTTGCGGGAGGACATTGACGAACAGACACGGGCGTACGATGCCAAGTGTGAAACAAACCGCCGAAATCGAATGAGCACGATGGATAACGATCGTCAACGACCGTCAACGGACGATGACGATCCGCAACCAGAGGCCACGGCGGTGCATAAGGTAAAGGTAAAGGAAAAGGTAAAGGTAAACGTAAAGGAAAAGGTATCTGAAGCAGCTGCATCAGCAGAGGCCGCCGACGATGCCGCCGATCAGGAAGCCTTCCGGCTTCAGGCCGACCATGACCGCATCCTGCAGGCGGCTGAAAACGCCGGATTTCCGACAAATGACATCGTCCGGGCCAATCTGCTGGATGCCTACGCAGAGCATGGGCTGGACAAGACCCTTCGCGCGATTGAGGAGTGCGCGACACACAGCGCGAGCAGCATCGCCTACCTGAAAGCGGTGCTCAGCGGCAAGCCCCGGAACCAGCAGAAACCGGCCCGGACGGTGGTGGCTCAGCAGTACAGCCAGAGGGACTACAGCGGCCCGGAGGAAAGCATGGCGGATGCTCTGGCAAGGTACCGGACAGGATCGTGACAGGAGGATCAGACAGACAAAAGGAGTGAGGGCAAATGACATCGGCAATCGGATACGGATTCCTGCGGCAGAAGCCGGAGCAGGAGGAGGTCAAAGAGATCCCCGTGGAGCAGAAAGGGCTGGAGTCGCTCAAGCGCATGATGTGCCCCCTGTCCATGGGACGGGTGGAGAAATGCAAAGACTGCAAAGGGATCGCCACCTGCAGCGTGGGCCAGCGCATCAATGTGATCCTGGCCCAGAACGGCAAGACTGTGAAGGAGCTGGAGGCGAAGCTGATCGCCACCGGCCCCCGAAAACCGGATGCAGATCGGGAGAAATTCAGGGAGGCCTGTGAAAGCGGAAACGCCTGGGGCTACATGATCACCCAGGGCTACAGCAAAGGAGCGGCAAAGGAAAAGCTCATCTACTGGAGCAAGCGGTACCCGGCCATCTCGCAGGAATTCGGCGGAGACAAGTGCATCCTCGCAAAGCCACGGCCGGTCATTGTGCAGGAGACTTTGCAAGGGAATGACGAGCCGGGGGAACCACAGCCGATCCGGAAGGTCGAGACGGAAACCGCACCAGCGGCCGCAGAGGAGCGGACGGAAAAGCAGGGAGAAAACCTCAGCGGGCCGGAGGTGTCAGCGGCGAAGAGGGTGCAAAAGGCCAGAGCAAGATGTATGCAGGCGGTGCAGTCGGGAGATGCCCTGAAATATATCATGACCGTGGAGGGCAAAGACCGGCATCATGCGCTGCAGACCATCTCCAACTGGAGGTCACGGTACCCGGATCTGATGCAGGGCATCCCCTATCAGGAAAATGGCCGCAAAACGGCCGCCAAACAGCCGCCAAAGCAGCAGGAGGAGCAAACGGACGTCCAACAGCCGGAGGCGGCTCAGATCGGCGATTTGGGGCCGCAAAACGAGGGACAGACGGAAGCGGAAGATCAGGAAGGGGACGAGATCAGTCTGGAGGATTTTCTGCGGCAGTATGGCCAGACGGAAGAGGCAATGCCGGAGACGGACAGTCTGGAAGATCTGGCAGAGACTTTCGGGGTGGTGGAAGAACCGGAACCACAGCGGCCGGAGGGAAACCCCATGCAGGAAGTGGCCCGGCTGATGGCTCAGGAAGCGGAGATCCTGCATAAGATCGCCAGCCTGCAGCAGCAGGCCCGTCAGCTTCGGCAGGCAAGGCAGGAACTCGAAAAGACGCTCGACTGGTAGGAGGAAAAGCAATGTCAGCAGGATGGAACACTGTCAACAAATACGGAAATGAGAAAGTCATGGTGGACGGCATCATCTTCGACAGCAAGCGCGAGGCCAGAAGATACCGAGATCTCAAGCTCATGCAGGCCGCCGGGGAAATCTCCGATCTGCAGATCCAGGTGCAATTCGAGGTTATCCCCGGAGTCTGCAACCCGGACACCGGCAAGGTCATCCAGCGGCCCACCAACTATGTGGCGGATTTCGCCTATTACAAGGACGGCAAGTATGTGGTTGAGGATGCAAAGGGCTATCGGACGGAAGCCTACAAGATTAAGAAAAAGCTGATGCTCTGGCGGCACGGCATCCGGGTGGTGGAGGTATGACCGTGGAATTCTGGATGAAATCAGCACAGAGAAAGTGCCCGATCTGCAAGAAAGAATTCTTTGTCCACACGCCGGAGTGGGTCTACAAGATGGGCAGCGCACAGAATCGGAAATACTACTGCAGCTGGGGCTGCATGAGAAAAGCGGAAGCGATCAAGGAAAGCAGGAGGAAGCGCAGATATGGATGGGACAAGGGGCAAACGGGATACGCGGAGGATCAGCTGGCCGGAGAGCGACCGGGAGAGGATGACACGGAATGAATTCATCGCCATGCGGTGCCTCCTGGGGGCTTTGAGCTATGCGGCGAAATCACAGGACGATCTGCAGGACAGGCTGCAGAGCGTCCCCGGAGGGCGGCAGAGGCTCGCCATGGCGGTTGGCAGTCTGCGGGCCATCGCGGATGATCTGCTGGGAACCATGACCCTGGCCCAGTGCAAACAGATCCAGAACACCATGCGGGACATGGAGATCCAGATGGTGCCCAAGATGACCCCTCGCAATCACAACGTGATTCTGCCGTCTGAAACCCTGGGCCAGCTGGTCAGATGCGCCCGGGAGAAATGCCGGATCTGCACCGCCATGGATGAGGACATCCGCAAGTGCGAGCTTTATAAGATCTTCGAGGCCATCGCGCCTCTGGACAGCTACGGGGACGGGATCTCCTGCCCCTACTACCTACTCGACAACTGGGACTGACAAAGAAGGAGGATCAAGAACATGAATCGACTCACTATCATCGGCAACCTCACCCGTGACCCGGAGCTGCGCACCACCCAGGCGGGAAAGACCGTCTGCAGCTTTACCGTGGCGGTCAACCGCAGGCAGAAAGATCAGAATGGACAGGACACGGCCGACTTCTTCCGGGTGTCCGCATGGAACCAGCTCGGGGACAACTGCGCAAAGTATCTCGCCAAAGGACGCAAGGTGGCCGTGGTCGGGCAGGTCAGCGTCCACACCTATCAGGGGCAGGACGGCAAGACCTACGCCCAGATGGATGTCATGGCCAGCGAGGTGGAGTTTCTGAGCGCGGCCCAGCAGGCCCAGCCTGCACAGCAGGGGCAGAGGCCGCAGCCGGTGCAGCAGACCATTGATGCTATGAGCGGCATGCAGGTGGTGGAAACCCCGGATGATCTGCCGTTCTGAGGAGGATGCAAAGCATGAAGGATTATGAGGGCACGCTCCTGCAGAAGGTGCTCACCGTTCCGGTCAGCGCGGTCTGGATCATCCTGATCCTCTGGGCGTTGATGGTCGGCGGGCTGGTATGGCTGGCGATTACGATTTGACGAAGGAGGGCAGACACATGACGGACAGAGCACGCCACATCCGGGAAGGCAAACGACAGCGAGTGCTGGAGCATCTGATCTCGGCCAAGGGCAGCTGCAAGGGGGATCTGATCCAGATCCGGCCGGATGAAGCCGTGACCATCATCACGGCCTTGTATGACCTGAAAATGGCAAAGCAATGGCAGGAAGACCGGCTCAGGAAAGAGTATGAGCGCGGCTATGCAAACGGCAGAGCGGATGAAGCAGGACTCAGGGACGGAACGATTATGCAAACGTTCAGCCCGGATTAACAAGGTGGTGAAGTTGGATGACATATAAACGTGGTCAGGTCAGCATATCTGTACATCAGCTGGACGGCTTCGGGAAAAGACCGTCACTGTGGATAGGCACGGACGAACCGAACCAGATGGTCAAAGTTGCATCGTTTGGTAGCAAAGACAAAGCAGACACATTTTGTAAATGGCTGGAATATCTGCTCGGCCTTAATGATGGATCGGCGGTGAAGTGAGATGAGTAATAATAATAACAGTTCGTCTGTTGGCATCGGGCTTAACGACGCGCTGGGCCTGCTGTTCATCGGGCTTAAGCTCGGAAAGGTGATTGACTGGTCGTGGTGGTGGGTTCTGTCCCCGTTCTTGGTATCGATTGCTGTATCCATTATTGCGCTTATTATCTACTGGATTCTGATGAAGAAGGAGGATTGGCCGTGATGATTGATGGGAAATCGATTGACAGAGAAAACGCCAGCGCCAATCTGGAGCAGAATATCAGGTGGATAGAAGACAATGAGCATCACCAGTTTCCCGGATGGGGAAATGTGGTGGTAGCAATGCGGGACGCTGTCGAACTGCTGAAAGAGCAACCAGAGATCGTTCTGTGCAAGGACTGCAAGCATTGGGACAAAACGACACAAAAAAGTGGGAACGACATTATATTTGGCCCATGGTGTGATGCAGTGTGCAATATTTTCAGCGACTTGGATACC